TGCCCAGTTCTCGCCGCGTGCGGTGACCTGGTAGTCGTCGGTCTGCATGAGAAGCCAGACCGCGCGTTCCAGGTCGTTCATTGGCGTGCCGGTTTTCATGGCCTGGTGCCTTGCGGGTCGCAGGTGTAGGTGATGTTCCCGATGGTGAAGTAAGCCCCGGTGACGCATGCGCGGGTTTGCTGGTGCCGCTGGTTGACTGCGGTCCTGGTTTCCTGGGCGGCGGCCTGGAGTACTGCTGCCATGGCGGTTATGGTGAGCGCGACGATGGCGAGCAGCCCGGCGACGCCGAGTGTTGCCGGTTTCGTCATTGTTTTCCCCTTTTCCCTTTGGTTCCCTTTCGTGCCCGTGCCGCTGGTGAAGGCGGCGCGGGCCTGGGGTTCAGCCTCCGTCGTGGATTGCGTCCCAGTCTGGTTCTGGTGCTGTCCCGTCGTGGATTGCGTCCCAGTCTGGTTCGGGCGGGGACTGGTCTCCGCCTCTGGCCCATGCTGCGGGCAGCATGCCGCCTCTGGTGAGCCATTCGTCTAGCGCTTCGATGCGGTCTGTGAGCGTTTCGGCGGCGTCGGTGTAGGTGTCGCTGCCGTCGGTGGCGTCGCGCAGGTCCCTGATCGCGGCGTGGATGTCGTCTAATGCCTGGTCGGGGTCCATTAGTATCCGTCTCCTGCCCTGAGCCAGAGGTTTGCCCAGCCTTCGACGGGTCCGCGCGGGCCGGCGTGGATGAGGTAGGTGCCGAGCATGTCGGCTTTGGCCTGCTCCTGCGTGTTCATGTGGAAGTACATGGCGTCTCCGGTGCGGAGGTAGAACAGGTCCCGCCAAACGGTGTCGGGGTCGCTGATCGCGCCGGTTGAGGTGAATGCGTAGCTGTCGCTGGCCTGCCCGTCGTGGTACTGGCTGGCGATCATGCGGGCGCATGCGTCGCTGATTTCCTGCTGGCGTGCTTGCGCGTGCCTGATGTGCGACGCGATGAGCTGGTCGTCACTCATTCCCGTGTGTTCCCCTTTCGGTTTCCTGTTTTTCCCTTGTGGCCGGGTACACGGCGGGTGAATTGGTGACTACCGTCGTGTACCCGGAGCGGCGCGCGGGCAGTGACTAGGGCGGGTTCGCCAGCGGTTGCGTGAACATGCGGTGACTTGCGTCACCATGCGTAGCACGCGGTGATGCTGTTGCTGTCGTCTCGCCCCTCGCTTGACCGCGCGCCACCCATGAAGGGAATTACTTTACGGAAAATTTCAAGGGGGAAAGTTCGTTGCCTCACGGGAGCCTTGTTACGGCGTTAGAGGGTATCCATGCCCGTACGCTCAGACCGCGCCCAGGACAGGGCTACGGTGACGCATGATCACCCGCGTGCCCCCTACGGGGGTCACCCTGAGTCCTGGACAAGTCGGCCGTTCCGCTGTACCCCCGTGAGGGGGTCATGGCCGGTACGGCGCTACAGGCGATGGGTCATGCTGTTCGCGCGCCACGTTGCCATCGTGGCTCACTACAGGCCGGGGATGATCCCGTGTCCTGGCTACTGTGAGGCATTGCTGCCTGTTTAGGGGCTTGCCCGTGGTGGCGCGTCGCCCGTGGCGTGCATCCCCAATTCGCGGTGCTGGCTAGGCACGGGGGTCAAGCGGGAGTGTTCCGCCGGAGGGTGGTACTTGCCAGGCTTGGCCTGACCTTTCCCGTTGCCCTGCCCGGCGGTTCCTGCCTGCCGAACTAGGAGCGACGCTACGGCAACCCCGCCACGTTGGCAAGACATTTCAGCAACCTTTTTAAAAAGATCAAGGAACGCCCAGCTCACAACCCCACACTTGACACAAGCACGCAAGCAATGTTTCAATCACTCCTATCGTCCCCACATAGGCGGACACAGGGAAAGGAAACCCCATGGCGAAACACTACATCCCAGGCGGCAACCCACCACGAAACAACTCAAACTGGATCACACCCACCCAAGGCACACCCAAACACCCAACACGGACAAAAGGTCCAATCGGGGACCTAACCATAACCCGTTTCGACCCAAACGACCCGCACCGCACACCCCTCCAAACCAGCATCATCCCAGCTCAGAGCCAGACCCGAACCCGCCAGAACCGCAAGCCAGCACCCGCAGCACCCCCCAAGCCAGCCCCCAGGCCAGCCCCGGAGCGCGCCCCCGAAACGCCCCTCTACCAGCACACGCCGGGCATGGTGGGCAACTCAGCCGCAACCGTATCGAAGTAGGCCAGTAGCCCCGGGCTTACCCGAAAGGGCCCGACCCCCGTATGAGGGGGTCGGGCCCTTAGCTGTCTGCGCGGTCGCTAGCGGCACTGTGAGCGCATGAACGGGCGCTACCCATACCTTAGTGTGGGTAGCTAAACGATCATGTCAGAGACGCTTACAGAGCCGCGCGCACAGCAAACGCCCCCCGGAGCGGCATGCTCCGGGGGGCGTTTCTGCGGGCAGGGCTAGACGTGTCCCTGCCATGCCTGCGCAGCGTCCCACATGAGTCCCCATGAGTTCGTTGCCAGGCGTGGCTTCCCGTCGTACTCAAACCAGTAGGCCTGCGCGCTGAACGCCTCAGGCGTTGCGCACCAGGCGGCATTGAGCTGCTTGCACATGCCCAGCGTGGCTTCCAGGCTTTCGCGTCCCTCCCGGGTCACGCCGTGCACCAGGCCGGCGTTGATCAGGTCCGCCAGCGGGCATCCCTGATTGAGTACCCGCCGGACCTCGTCATACGCTGCCTCGCCTGCGTGCACGCTCAGCGTGTCCAGTTCTGCCTTGATGCTCGCTGCCAGCTCTGCGGCCTTCACCCGTCCGCGCTGGTCTGCGGCCTGGTTGCGCACGGCTGGGCTGATGCGTATCGGCCTGGGGGTGAGTGTCGCTGCCATGGTGGTTCCTTTCCCGTGTCCTGTGTGCGCGTGGGTGGCACAGTGGCGACGCTGTTCTGTGCAGGCATGACCTGTCAACCTCCCGCCATGTCACTGTTACAGAACTGCAACCTTGCATGTGCGTCAGTGACCAGGTCAGTGCCAGCTCAGTGACCAGCATGCAAGACGAGTGTTTCGTCCGTTACATACCGGTCTGTCAGTGCGTCAGTGCAGGTCACAGGGGGGTGGGGGGGTCGTCAGTGCCGACCCCCCCACCTGGGCGCATAGGCGGCCCGCCACCCCCCAGGGTGCTTTTGTCTGTGTTTTTTGTGGTTTTCCGTGCGTGTTAGGGTTTTGCGAGTTTTGTCTGTTTGAGCTGCTTTTGGGCTGGTTTTGGGGTGGGGGTGGCTGTGTTCCGGGGCGTGTAGTACGGGGTTTTCCCGGGCTGAGACTTCGTGGTATTCTCGTATTACCGCAGGTGAGTGCCGTATTACGGGGGTGTGTGGGTGAGGTCGGTGTCGGTGAGGCTGGATGAGGGGCTGCTGGGGCGGGTTGATGAGGCGCGTGGTGGCCGTGACCGGTCGGAGGTTGTGCGGGAGGCGCTGGAGGGCTGGCTGGCCGGTGATTCAGGTGGCGGCGTGGCGGAGGAGGCAGCGGCGCGGGTGCGGCTGCCGCCTGCGGGCCGGTTCCCGTGCTGTAAGCACTGCAAGCACGGCAGTAACGTGGCCGCGCATTCGGAGCCGTGCAAAGGCGGGTGCCAGTGACCCGCAGATGGTGGGACTGCCCCCGCTGCGGTGTTTCGGGGGCGTGGTGCGGCAGGCATCCCCGGTCGGTGGCCAACCGGTTCGAGCGGGACAAGTCAGAGCTGGGGCCGCGACCTGGCTGCTCCTGGAAAACAGGGGCTACGCCCCCAGGATCATCGGAGAGGCACCCGCATGACCGCCCGGGAGATCCCGTCCCTGCAAGACATCCACGACTCTGTGCGGCGCATCCTCGACGCGGTGAAGGACAGCGCCGCCCTCATCGTCATTCTCGCCGCCATATTCCGCGACTGAAAACAAAAGGAAAGGAACAGAACGGTGCACGGTTACGCGGTACTCCTCAACGTCCTCGCGGTCCTGGCCGCCTCCCTCGCCGTCGCCTGGCTCGCCGCCGTCATCGCCCGCCTGTTCCGGTGACCCCCTACTGGCAGGGCGACGGCATCACCCTCTACCACGGGGACTGCCGCGACATCCTCCCCGCCCTCAAAGCCGACTGCGTCATCACCGACCCGCCCTACGAAGAAACATCCCGCGAATGGGACAAATGGCCTGAAGGCTGGCTAGACGCTGCCTCAGCCGCCGCGAACTCCCTGTGGTGCTTCGGGTCGCTCCGCCTCTTCCTCACCCGCCACGGTGAATACGCCGCCGCCGGGTGGAAGCTCTCCCACGACATCATCTGGGAAAAGCAGAACGGCTCCGGATTCGCCCCCGGCCGGTTCCACCGCATCCACGAGCAAGCAGCCCACTGGTACACCGGCAAATGGGCAGAAATCTACCATAAGGTACCCGAACTTGCCGGAGCCACCCGCAAGAACGTCACCCGCCGGCAGCTCGAACCAGGGCAGCACGGCGCCCGGGGCGCCAGCTCCTACGACACCGGGTACGCCCGGCAAGCCGTCACCGTCATCCGCGCCCGCAACATGCACCGCATCGGCATCCACCCCTCCGAGAAACCCGTCGCCGTCCTCGCCCCCCTCCTCCGCCACGCCTGCCCCCCCGGCGGCCTCGTCATCGACCCCTTCGCAGGATCAGGCTCCGCCCTCGAAACCGCCCGCGCCCTCGGCATGAAAGCCATCGGCATCGAGATCAGCGAAAACGAGTGCGAGAAGGCAGCCCGCCGCCTCGACCAGCAGGCCCTCCCCCTCGACTTGACCCCAGACCAGGCACTATAGTACGATGAGCGGACACAAGGGAAAGGAAAGCTCATGATCACCGTCACCGCGCGGCGGCACCGCGACCACCTCCACATCGCCTGCCCCTTCTGCAGGCAGCTCCACCGCCACACCGCATCCGCCGTACCCGGCAAAGCCGACGGGGAACGCCGCGCCCACTGCCACCACGGCACCTACCTCATCCGCGAGGCGACCCCGTGACCGAAGGCAAGCCCAACGCCATCTGCACCGGCTGCTGGCGGCGCGGATGCAGCCGCTGCCAGCCCTGCACCTGCAAGTAACCACCTGCGAGGCGACCCCGTGTGCAGCAGGCCCCTGTGCGGGCGCACCGACTGCCGCTGCTGGTTCACCTGCTGCAACGGCCCCGGAGCACGCCACTGCTACACCCACGCCAACGGCTGCCACCTGTAAAGGAACCCCCGTGACCGACCCCAGGGAAACCGTCACCCTCGGCTACGCCGAGCCCGTCCACGGCACCGTCCAGGGCCAGGCCCCCGTCCGCGTCCACCCCCGCGCCCAGTGCGAGGGACGCGGCATCCCCTGCTGCATCCACGACCCGTCACCCCACCACATGCGGGACTGGCCCATGACCTGGAGAGCCGACACCGGGGTCATGGAACGCGCCTGCCCCCACGGCACCGGCCACCCCGACCCCGACCACATGGCCTACGTGCTCTCCCTGACCCCCGCACATCGCTGCGTCTTCAACCGGGACCAGGAACTGGCCCCCGGCGAGTGGCTGGACCTCGACGACCAGGACGGCTGCCCGTTCCCCCACCTCGAATGGCAGGCCGTCCACGGCTGCGATGGCTGTTGCGCCCCCCTGCTGAGGAAAAAGAAAACCAGAAAGGCCCGGAAAAGGGTTGACGGACCGCGAGCCCCGGGTACAGTAGGAACCACGGCGGGGCGCCACACAGCCCGGTGCCCCGCCCCAGTCGGATGAGCCAGCGGCTAGGCACCCGGTCTCCAAAACCGGGCAAATCCAGGTTCGACTCCTGGCATCCGGGCGGATCACCACCCCTCCGGGGGGGAATGTGACCGAACCTTGAGAACTCCACAGCGGAAAAGCCACACCGGAGTAAACGCCGCAAGTAAACGTTTACATCCGGTGTAAACGTCCCGCCTCCGCGTATACACGCCGTGGCGGGACAGCAAGACTCCCGGCCCGCGCCTCTTCTGTAGGGGGCACGGTACGGGACGCCTGCTGCCGCCCCCTCCATGTCGGTATACACGGTAAAGGCGGCAGCAGGCGCAAATGGGGCCATAGCGCAGTGGCAGCGCGCTTCCTTCGCACGGAAGAGGTCGGGTGTCCGATTCACCCTGGCTCCACGGCCGGAAGTTGCGGGTTCGAGTCCCGTCCGCTTCACTCACGGGGCGGTACCTCAATGGCAGAGGCCGGCATCAAGGGGCTGTAACTCAGTGGCAGAGTGCCTGCTTTGCATGCAGGATGTCGCGGTTTCAATCACCGCCAGCTCCACGGAAGATCCCGGTCGCAATCGGCCCGGGTAGACCCGGATACGCAAACGGGATCTTCCTCATTGCTCCCCGCCGTCCCCCGGGACTGGCGGGGTATTAAGGGGCCGGGCCGCGAAGCAGCCGAGGCGCATCTGCAAGCAGGGCTAGTTCCCGTGCTGGCTCACGGGTGCGGCCCGGCCCCGCCGTAACAAACTGGAAAGGAATGCCCCTCTTGACTGAGGCACAGCTGCCGTCGCAGGCACCGCGAGTGGAGAAGCCGCTCGTGCCCGCGTGGCGCAACAAGGAAGTCATCTGCCTGCTCGACACCTCCGACTCGATGAACTGGGAGGCAGCCGAGGGCAGCGGGATACCCCGCCGCGAAGTCGTCGGCGAGGCCATGCCGCTGTTCGTCGCCGCCCTGGAGAAAGAGGACTCCGAGGCCGCCGCCGAGCAGGCAGGCGGGTCCGACGAGATGGGCGGGCTGCTGGTCCACGGGTTCTCCAGCGTCCACACCGAGCTGGGGGACTTCAACTCCTCGAACTTCGCCCGCAAGTGGCAGGGCATCCGGTGGGGCGGCGGGACCACGATCATGCCCGCGTGGAAGGCAGCGCTCGCGGACTTCAACTCCGAGTTCGGGGACGAGACCGAGCCGCCCGTGCTGCTGTGCCTGGTCTGCACTGACGGGGAGGCCACTGACTGGCAGGAATTCGCGGGGGTGCTGTCGGCGGCGAACCCGGACCGGTACTTCGCGGTCGCGGTCGTCGGCCACGGCGACGCCCACGACAAGACCCTCGCGTCCTATCAGGGAGCCGAGCAGGCCAACCCTAAGCACGTCAAGGTCATGGCGTTCGACTCCGTCACCGACCCCGCCGAGCTGGCCCGCGACCTGATCCTCATGGCCGGGCTCAGCGGCTGACGAGAGGCGGCGTGCTTCCCGCGCCCAGGTTCACGCCGGGCGGAGACCCTGCGGGGAGCACGCAAGCGGTACCCGCGTGCAGGGGCTGTGCGCAGGACCGCGACGGCCGGGGCAGACTCCCGGGAGGACTGGCCTGGTCAGGGGTGCTGAGTGTGAAGGCGCGGCTGGTCGCGATGGCCAGTCGCGGGCTGCCCTGAGGGGCCGTCAGCACGCGCGGGATGCACTGCCCGCGAGGAGGCCGTCCGATTCGGCCAGCGCCCGCTAAGGGAAAGGAAAAGGATGTGGAAGGCAAGGACCCCTGCTGCGAGAACATGGTCGGCTGCAGCTGCGGCGTCAAGTGCAGGTGCAGGAACTGCGAATGCAGCAGCAGGTGAGCAGTAGCGCGGCCACATGACGGAAGGAGGCACGATGGCGCACGTATGCGCCCAGTGCGAGTGCAGGTGGTGCCACCAGTGCGTGGTCTGCGTGCGCGACCACAGCGGCTGCGGGAGATGACCCGCAGGGGACGGAATGTAGCGCAGCTTGGTTAGCGCGCCGCGTTCGGGACGCGGAGGCCGGCGGTTCGAATCCGCCCATTCCGACCGAGGGCACGGGCCGAAGGTCTCACCGTGCCCTCCCGGATGAACGGGATGTAGCGTAAGGGTGAGCGCTCCTGCTTTGGGAGCAGGAAGACGGAGTTCGAGTCTCCGCTTCCCGACCACAGGGAAAGGGAACATCATGGAAGACGGCCCGCTCAGCGACATGCCGCACACGTGCAGCCTTCACCCGTGCAGCACCTGCGGCGGCTGCCTGATCTGCGGCGACCACTCCGGCTGCCTCCCGGCTTCGGGGAAGGGAACGTGAGCGGGGATAAGTGCTGCGGTCCCTCGAAGCTTTGCTGGTGCTCGCTGCGGTGCCGGTGCTGGTGCGACGGCTGCACCTGCCTCGGGGGCACCAGCCGCGAGGGAAAGGAACATAGGCTTGGAGAAAGAACCGCGCTGCTATAGGATAGGCCCGCTCACAGTTAAGGTCGGGCCGGGGAAGATCTCCGATAACTGGGGGACCCTGGAATGGGTCGTCTGGGGAATCGCGGTGATCGTCCTGATCGCGGCGTTCACGCGGGGCAGATGAGGGCAGGCAAGGCCGTTTAGCTCAGTCGGCACGAGCGTCCGCCTGAAAAGCGGAAGGGCACCCGTTCGATCCGGGTAGCGGCCACGGCACGGGCAGCAACGTAGCCCGGCCAGGAAGAGGAAAAACCTATCATGAACATGACAGACCTAGCCGAGCACGTCGCAGGCGAGCACGGCATGCCGAAGTCCGAGGCCCAGCGGGTGGTCCGCACCATCCTCGACGGGATCTCCCGCGCTGTCGCCGACGGCGAGAAGGTATCCCTTGCCGGGTTCGGGGTGTTCGAGCGGGTGTTCCGCGCGGCCCGGGAAACCCACAATCCCGCTACGGGAGGCAAGGTCGCGGTCCCGGAGAAGCACGTCGTCAAGTTCCGTGGCGGCGCGCTCCTCAACGAGCGCGCCAACGTCAGCCTGAAGCAGGCCGCAGGCGAGTAACACAGATCTGGGGAGGCTGAACCGGTACAGCGGGCTGAACCGCTAAGGCCGGGAAGGGCTGATCACCTGCGCGGTGAGGGCACTGCAGGCCAACGCGCACCGCGCTCCCTCCCCGCCCCTCCGCCCGCGCGCACCAGCGAGCCGGGCCAGGAGCGCTCAGCCCGGCAACGGGCGGAGGGGCACTTTCACGTCCTGTTAGCACATCGGCTAGTGCACGTGGCTTCCACCCACGGGAGACCGGTTCGATTCCGGTACGGGACTCGTAAGAGCGTGCTATCTTAGACTCGTGGTCCGGGATCGCGCCTCGTACAACGAGTACATGGCCGCGTACATGCGGCAGAAATACGCGAAACGCCGAGCAGAAGCAATCGCCTTCCTGGGCGGGAAGTGCGTGCGGTGCGGAACCGCCGAGAACCTGGAAATCGATCATATCTATGCGTCCACGGCAGACCGTCGCATGCGAGGCGGCAAGGGAGGCATGTGGACCTCCTCGGAGGAACGGTTCTGGGCAGAGATAAGGAAATGCCAGCTCCTCTGCCACGGGCATCACGTTGAGAAAACAAGCGAGAACCGCGAATTCGGCGGCGGGAGCAATAAGATCCCTGATGACTCATACGCCCACGGCACACCGCGAATGTATCTGTACAAAAAATGCAAGTGCCCGGGTTGCAGGCTCGCGGGAAAGCAGTATAAAAGCAAGCTGATCAAGATTGACGAGTTTGTGCTAGCGCCGTTAACTCAATTGGCTAGAGTTTTCCCCTCTTAAGGGAAGAGTTGGGAGTTCAAGTCTCTCACGGCGCACCATACCCGGTTCTTTCCCGGCGGCCTCGGGAGGGAAGGGTCAAAGCGGGATTCATGGTTGGTTACCTTCCCCCGCCTTCCCGGGATGAAAGCGGAAAGGCCCTTCCGCCGTAATCCGGCACGGGATGTTGGTGCTCCAGCGCGAGTGGCGGAACAGGCAGACGCGCCCGCCTCAAGTACGGGTGCCCTGACGGGCTTGCGAGTTCGATTCTCGCCTCGCGCACGCAATGCCGGGTCGTCTAATTGGCAAGACGCATGATTCTGGTTCATGTAAATGTAAGTTCGAATCTTGCCCCGGCAGCCCATGCCTCTGTAGCTCATCGGGCAGAGCGGCGCTCTCGTAAAGCGCAGGTAGTCCGTTCGAGTCGGACCAGGGGCTCTCATGTGCTTGTGGCGGAACTGGCAGACGCGCATGGTTGAGGTCCATGTGACCGCAAGGTCATGAGGGTTCGAGTCCCTCCTCGCACACCTAAGGCCCCATTGGCGCAACGGCAGCGCAACCGCCCTGTAAGCGGAAGGGAGCCGGGTCGGCACCGGCATGGGGCGCTGGTCGCGGATGGTCTAACGGCGAGGACGCCGGTCTTTGGTGCCGGCTGTGGTGGTTCGAATCCACCTCCGCGAGCGGAAAGGATAAGGTAATGGACGGGCCGGTGCAGATCCCGGTGCGGGACAAGCACAACGTGCACTCGGGTAAGTCCCATACCCGGCGGCATGCGGGGAACGGGACGAAGAAGAAGCAGGTGCAGCCCGCGCCTTTGAAGGGCGTGCGGGAGGCTGCTCAGGCCGCGACGGCGGCGAATCAGGTGGTGCTGTGGCTGAGGAAGGGCCGGAAGCGCACGTTCGTGCGCCATGACCAGCTCGAAGCGGCACTGGAACAGGAAAGGAATGGCATTGGCGTTCAGCATTGACGCGAAGGTTGATGACCTGATGGCTAAGGTCACCGAGAACCGTGACAAGCACCGGGCCGTGTTCGAGGACGCGCTCGACGGATACAAGAAGGCCGCAGAGAAGGCGCTCGCCGACCGGATCGAGAAGATCAGGGCCGGGAAGCGGGGCGTGAGCCTTTACGTGTCGCTGACCGAGCCGACCGACCACACCCGCGACTATGACCGTGTCATCGGCATGCTGAAGATGCACAAGGAAGCGGGCAACAACATCATCGAACTCGCCGAGGCTGACGCTGCCCGGTACGTCAATGACGACTGGGAGTGGAAGCGGCAGTGGGCCAAGCTGTCCAACAGCTACGCCTCCGCGTCGTACACGAAGAAGTACGGCGAGTACAGCGAGGACAACGAGTAGCAGAACGCGGCCGGGCGGGATTCCGTTAGGGGGCTTGCCCGCCCGGCCAGCACGCCCCTATAGTTCAGTCGGCAGAACATTTCAATGGTAATGAAAAGGTCCCCCGTTCAATTCGGGGTAGGGGCTCAGGGAGATAGGGTTCTGCGTGCCGAGATGGTTCTCCCTTATTAAACATGGCATTGCACGCAGCGGTTCGCGTTCCGCGCACAGAGGCGTTCCCGCTTACCAGAAAACGCGGCGCAGTGCCTGGGTTACCGGTCCCGGCGTCTAAAACCGGATCATGCGGGCGTGATGTAGCGGTAGCATGCCACCTTCCCAAGGTGGCCGCGCGAGTTCGATCCTCGCCGCCTGCTCGAAGGACACGCGGCTACGCTGGCTGCGCAGTGCGGGGAGTTCCCGCCGGGGCCGCGTGTCCTCCCCTCGGGGTTGTAGCTCAGCGGCAGAGCGCGGCGTTGCCAACGCCGAGGTCGCGGTCTCGAAATCCGTCAGCCCCTCTCGAACATGCGCGCGTGGCGGAATGGCAGACGCGCCGGCTTCAGGTGCCGGTGACCTGGGAGGGTCGTGAGAGTTCAACTCTCTCCGCGCGTACGAACGCCAGCTGATGTCCTGTGGCTGGCGGGGGCTAGACGGTGTCGCGACCAAAGCCCCCCAGTACCCGCGTGATGGCGGGGCGAACAGGGCGCTCGGCCCCTTGACCGAGCGGCTGAGGTAACGGCCTGCAAAGCCGTTTTACGCGGGTTCGACTCCCGCAGGGGCTTCGGTAATGGCACAGGGAAAGGAACAGGTTATGGTCAGGTGGATGACGGACGGCAACCGGAACTGCGCCCGCTACACCTACCCCGACGCCCGGCACCGGTTCTGGTCCACCGAAAGCGGGGCACCGCGCCTGTGCTCCCACGACCGCGACGACGACCCGGCCTGCCCGCTCGGCGGCCAGCACTCAGGCTGGCTGAAATACAATATATTTACCCACCTGTGGGCGTGCGACGGGCACCGTGATGACACTGAAACTGAGGCTCACGATGAGCCTGCGGCAGGGCCGGAAGATACCGAGGACGCTGTACCGGCAGCTCGGCCCCGAACCTGACGACGGCGACCCCCTCATAGGGCTCGTCGACAAACCCGAGTACGCGGCCCTGATCGTCGCCGCCGTCAACGCCCTCCCCGACTGCGTCCAGCCCTGCAGGTTCATCTGCAGGTCCGGACCCGCGCACTGCCGGTACCGGCACGTCGCCGACCGGATGCCCGGCTGGCACTCACAGGAAGAATGCCCGTGGCCCGGGTCACGGTAATGGAGAGTGAACCGGTCAGGGTACCGGGCCTCGCTGCTAACGAGTGCGCACTTCCGGGTGTGGTTTTCGAGTAACCCGCTCTCCGCCGCTAGTTCAGTGGTAACGTCTCCGCATGGGCTACACGGGAGAGAAGAAACGCGAGTACCAGCGGCAGTGGATGGCCGCTCGCCGTGCCGAGTGGTTCGCCGAGAACGGCCCTTGCGCGCTCTGCGGCTCATGGGACGACCTGGAACTAGATCACGTCGACCCGGCCACCAAGGTCCACCACGTGGTCTGGTCATGGTCGAAAGCCCGCCGCGAGGCCGAGCTGGCTAAATGCCGCGCCCTGTGCGAGACCTGCCACAAGGCTAAATCGAAGACCGAGGTAGTCAGGGGAGAGCAGAACGGGGCGGCGAAGCTCACAGCGCAACTGGTCAGGGAGATCCGCGTCTCAGATTTGCCGCACCGGCAAATCGCCAGAATGGTCGGCGTTGACGAAAAGAACATACGCCTGATACGCCAGCGTAAGATCTGGGCGCACGTGGAATAATCTGGATGATGAACCGGGCAGGCGCTCGGCTCTCGTTGGAAGCGAGATGGCTCCGCAAGGGGTGAGTTTCGAATACTCCGTCATCCGCGATATGACGCAGCCCTGGGCAACGTGTCAGCTACTCAGCAGCGACCCGGCGGAAGTGAAGCCGCTGACTGCGTCATATCACCAACGCATGGAAGCTGAACCGGGCAGGCGCACCGGCTCCGCCTCGAAAGCGGCAGGGTCCGAAAGGGCTGGGTTTCGAGTACTCCGGCTTCCGCCAGCGGGAAAGGGAATTGATGGCCGGGTTGTGGCAGGCGCATGAGCCGGAGCTGACTGAGCTGGGTTACCGGGCTGAGCTGGCGATGCGGTTCTCGTGGGTGAGTGGCGTGTGGGTTGATGTTGCCCGGCATGACCCTGATGTGTGCGCGTGTTACCTGCTGCCGGTGTTCTTCAATCATGTGGAGCGCGAGGGCGAGCCGTGTGGCTGTTCGGGGTGCGAGCTGGTGCGGGAACGGTGGAAAGGAAACGGGAATGGCTGAGCATCTTGCTGGTGTCTGGGTGGGGTGGCTGAGCGCGGAGACGGAGCTTGAGGAGATCGAGTTCGGTGACCGTGTCTGCGATTACCTGACGCAGTGGATGCTGATCAGGGCGTTCAGTGCGGAGGGCCGCGTGGACGCGGGTGTTCGTGAGCTTGTGGGTGAGGTGGCTTCCGCTACGTCGTGGCGCGGGCTGCCTTTTCCGGAGTGGTGGTGGCCGCCGTCGGCGGGCGTGTTGCCGGATTTCGGGCGTTGTGAAGGGAACGGGAATGGCTGAGCAGCAGGGGATTCTCCGCCTGCCGATGGAGTGCCGTCATGATGAGGAGGGCGGTGCGGCTGCTGATGCGTTGATGGCGCGGGCGCGGGAGATCATGGCTAACCCCGGGGAGATCGCGCTGACGGCCACGGACGCGACTTTCCTGACGTGCGTGGTGCAGTGGCTGTGGTGGGAGCATTCAGCGGAGATCACCGGCTTGTATACCGACCAGTGGTCGGCGGTGAAGGCCGAGGTCACGTGCGGTGACCTGAAGGGCCGGGGCTGCTACGTCGAGTGTGACCTGGTCGAGGATGGTCTTGCTGCGGCGGTGGTCTGGTTCAGCGAGAACGGGAAGGCGGCCGATGATGACGGCGAAGGTGTCGGGGAACGGGCAGCTGATCCTGACGGCGCTGGCGGTGAAGCCGATGACCGAGGATGAGCTAGCGTCGGCGGTGAGGCTGGACCCGGAGCGGGTGGCGGCGTCGCTGGCGGCTCTGAAGGCCCGGGGCCTGGTGTCGCGCCGCTTCACCGACGGGGAGATGCGGTACGTGAAGGTCTGAGGCGGGTTGGCAGAGCGGCCTAATGCAGTTGCCTTGAAAGCAACCGGGTGTGACAGCCCCGCGTGTTCGAACCACGCACCCGCCGCCACGGGCACGTAGCTCAGTCTGGTGGAGCATCCGGCTGATAACCGGAAGGCCGATGGTTCAAATCCATCCGCGCCCACGTATCGTGCGGTCAGCACGGGCTGGACCTGTGAGTGCAGGCCGGGATGCAAGTGCGACTGCCAGGGCTGCGGGTGCACTGCAGGGACAGGTTGAGGCGCGAGGCGGCGTAGCTCAGGTGGCGAGAGCGTCCGGCCCATAACCGGAAGGTCCCCGGTTCGATACCGGGCGCCGCTACAAGCAGGAGGCAGAATGGAACGGAGATTTAAACGGATGGGTGTCCTTAGCTCCCTCCGTTAGCACAAAGGCCGTGTGCGGAACTTTTAATTCCAGAGATCCGGGTTCGAGTCCCGGGCGGAGGACAAGGGATGGACGGTGATGATCCTGCGAGCCTGATTTTCGGGCTGATGATCATAGCCGGGTTCGTTATCCTCATTATTCTTCATCATTAGCGCCAGTAGCGTAGCGGATGACGCGGTCGCCTTCTAAGTGACTTCACGGGGGTTCAATTCCCTCCTGGCGCGCGGGGTACTGCGCAGTAAGTCCCTTAGCGGGGACAGTACCTTAGCCGGGTTCGGTGCTTTCCCGGGTCGACAAAAGGCACCTCAGCTTTCAAGAGGGAAGGGAACTGCCCGGTGAGCGACGAGGCGGTACGGAAGTACATGACTGACCCGGGCAGGCCGCCGTGGGTCGGGGAGCCGCAGGACAGCCTGGTGCCCCTGGCCAGGGGCGGCGTGTACCGGCTGCGGTCCAGGAACCTGCCGTTCGGGGTGTATGACAGTGACCAGCCATCAGGCGGCGGGTTCATCGGCATCCGCGAGAAGTTCGGGACGAGGTTCCTGGACACCGAGTACGACCGGCACACCGCGCAGGCCCTGGAATTCCTCGGCATGCTGCCCGACCGGATCAAGGTCCGGGACCGCGAACCGGGGTCGTTCTGCCGTGACTGCCGGAAACCAGCCCGGATAGTCAGGCACGCCGACCTGGACGCGTATCCGCCCGTGGGCATCAGATACGAGTGTGACAGCGGCTGCGACGATGTGCGCACCATCGCCGGCGAGGAGAACAAGGCGCTGTTCGACTACCTCGACAAGCTGAAGTAAAGGTTCACGCCCCCATCGTCTAGCGGTCTAGGACACCTGATTCTCAGTCAGGAGATCACCGGTTCAAATCCGGTTGGGGGTGCCAGGGCGCAGTAGGCGAAACGGTCAGAGCCGCCGGGCCTTCACCCCGGAGCTTGCGGGTTCAAGTCCCGTCTGCGCTGCTCAGGAAAGGAAGAAACCATTGACCATCAAGTATCAGGACGACGTGGCAGCCGAACCTGCCCGGAAGACGAAGCCGTGCCCTGGGTGCGGGTTCCCGCTCCGCCCGTACCCAGGCCGCGACGGGGTAGTGATCGGCTGGGTCCACGTGTCAGTCGCTGACTTCCTGGAATGCCCGAGGTACGGGCTGTGAGCCAGTACAGGACTCTCCGCGAACTGCGGGAAGCATTGGCAGCCGGGACGGTCAGAGGGCCGCTGCTGATCGACAGCGACGCCGTATATACGCTCGCGGGGGACGGGGACTTCGAGATGCACCCGGCGGACCTGCTGGAGCAGGCGCTGGACCTGCTCGGCATCCCCCACGAACACGTGTGACGAAAAGGTTGACAGATAGGCACGCGGGCTGTATATTTAGTCGTGCGGGGAGGCTGCTGGTGCCATCCGGGCTCATAACCCAGGATCACGCGGGTTCGATTCCCGTCTCCGCTACGAGGAACCTGATGCCGGTACCTGCCAGCACGCTGAGTGCTGGTTCGTGGGTCACCAGAACCCGGCGCGACGCGGGGTCGCCTAGCTCGGTATGGCACAGGGCTCATAACCCTGAATAACGGCGGTTCAAATCCGCCCCCCGCTACGGTGGCTGGTTCCCGGTTCCCAGATCCCGGGAACCAGCCACATCCACATACCCCGTTGGCCTAATTGGCAAGGCGCACGGCTGTTAACCGGAGGATTCCTGGTTCGAGTCCAGGGCGGGGTGCGGTTCCCGTAAGGGGCTAGACCTGGGTACGTCTATAAACTGCCACCAATGCTTCTGTGGAGCAGTCAGGAGTGCTCGCTACCCTGTCAAGGTAGAGGCCGCCAGTTCGAATCTGGTCAGAAGCGCGCTGCTGTGTCTCGGCTGAGCGCAGTGCTGGCAGGGTTACAGCTCGGGGAAGTCAGCCGCCCCGGCCCGGATGTGTACTCCCGGGTTGCCCGTGGCCAGCGCAAGCGAACCGGAATGGCCCTGGCATGGCCTCTTGCAGCCGGTCACGGTGCCGTGAGACTGGGTCTTGCCGTGCCGCTTGCGGCAGGCTAACGGTTCGCTGCACGGGCGTCTAGCTCAGATGGGAGAGCGCTGCCTCGACAAGGCAGAGGCCGCAGGTTCAAGCCCTGCGTCGCCCACGGGACGGAGAAGGAACGGCTCCTGGACACCCGGAAGGCACCGCCGGCCCGGTCAGGTGCGTTCCCGTGCGTGTTGTGGTGCCGGGAGAGATCCCCGGACGGCTTGCGGATCTTGTTCAGCTCATGAATCAGCAGCGTGCGGGTTCTCATAGGAGGGCGGATGGTTAGTGATGCATGTGCCAGGGGAGACCACGGCTATTGCCCCGGCTGTGCTTGCACGGTTTGTCATTAGCGCATGCGCCTGTGGCCCAATGGACTAGGGCACCTGTCTACGGAACAGGCGATTGGGGGTTCGAGTCCCTCCGGGCGCACGGTACGGAATGGGAAAGGAATGACGTTGTGGTGCATGAGCACGGGATTCCGGTTGACCTGGGCGTGATGCAGGCTGTCCTGATCATGCTCCTGGCTTTCGCGTCGGTGTTTTTCGCTATATGGAGCACCTGTTCGTACTCTGATCGCCGTGAGGGCGAGAACGGGTCGTACCTGAGAGCGCAGCTGATCGCGGCGCTGCTGTGGATTGTGTTCGCTGCTGCTGATGTCGGCGCCGTTATCGCGATTATCGCGTGGCGAGGATGAGGGGCACGTTGAAGGATTTTTGGGAAGTGCCGTTTGAGCATGCGTGGATGGGTTCGATTCATCTGCAGGCGGAGACGGTCGTGGCTGCGGGCGGTTTCGGCACGGTCCCTCATATTTATCCTGTGACGGTGGTCCAGGCGCGGTATGGCGGGGGGTATGAGGGCGGTTTCGGTTCGGCGGCGTGGCTGGCCTTCCCCGTCGCGCCGCACCGGCTGTCTGACGAGGCGTGGCGGGACTGGAACGGCAGCGACGTTGAGTGCATGGTCTGGTGGGACCGGGTCCGGTCTGAGGACTGGCCGGTGGGCAGGGGCAGTGACCCGTCGGCTGCCCACGCGGACCTTATCGCACGGGTGTGCGTGATGGCAGGGGTTGATCCCGCTGACGTGACTCAGGTGCCGACGTGGGACCGGGATGAGCTGATCGCCCGTGATGGCGACGGAAAGGAAGAGGCGGATCTGTGAAGGTGTCTGAGGCGCTCGCTGAGCGGGCGGATGTGGTGCGCCGGATGGGTGAGGTGAAGTCCCGGGCGACGCGGTGCGCGCGGTATCAGGAGGGTGAGGAGCCGCAGGAGAGCGCGCTGGTGTTGCTGGAGCGGTATCTGGGGCTAGCAAAGCGGTTGCAGGTGCTGACCACGCAGCTCAACGTGACGAACCTGTCTACGGTGCTGCCGAACGGGATGACGGTCACGGCGGCGATTGCGCGCCGGGATGTGCTGTCGGTGACGCGGAAGGCGGTCACGGAGATCGCGGACGCGGCCGGGCCGGAGTCGGACCGGTACGGGTTCGGGCGCCGCCGGTCGGAGCTGGCGTCGAAGACGGACCTGCGCATCCCGGACCTGCGGCAGCAGGCTGATGACCTGGCGCGGGAGTACCAGGAGCTGGACAACATGATCCAGGCGTCGAACTTCGCGACAGACCTGGCCGGGTAAGGCAGCGTGCCCGGCCAGACGCCGGCAGGGCCGTGTCCCGGGAGCGAGCATCGAGCTGAGGCCCCTCTCATACAGGATCAGCCTCGCCCACTGTAGAAGTTCCGAGTCTTCTACATTCGTGAACAGTGCAACTCGATCACGCGGGCATTTGTCACCATGCATCGCGCAGTGTTACTACCTGATGCTGGCCCGGGAGTCGCCCACGGTCCTGCCGGTCTCTGGCCGGGCACGCACATGGGAAACCCCGGAGGGTTACGTCCCCTCCGGGGTTCCTGGCTGGAAGCCTCGCGTTGCTCATTCTAGTGCGGGGTCCTTTCGGGGTTCCGCTGGGTGCGGGCGGGGTTGTTCTTGACCCGGCGGTGCTCGGCAGCGTAGCGCTGGCACTTGATCCGGTTGCGGTTGTGCTTCCGGTTCTTCTTGCCTCCCTGCTTGGGCTTCTGGGCAATTTTCGGTTGTCACCTCCCTCCGCTCGGCCTACGGAGGCAGCCCCTGGCGGGTGCCTCTTGTCTGGGAGGCGTCGTGCTTGCTCATCGCTGTTCCCCTTTCTTGTGATCGGAACCCGTGAATGGTATCATGAATGGCGTGAATGAGGTGCCTGTCCCGGTGAGCTGGGACCACTGGCGAACACCCCGGCAGCTGGAACCGTTCGAAACCGCCCGTGTGCAGGCCCTCCGGGCAGCGGGCTGTCCTGACAGGTACCCGGACCTGCTGTACCGGGTACGGCTGGGCGGGGATATCAGGGCTACATCCGGGTCTGCATCGCAGATGCAGGGCAGTTACCGCACAATCCGCAAGATCGGGTGCAAGATCTGCGGCACGGAAATCGGCAACTACGAGGGCGCTTAGCTCAGCGGGAGAGCAGCCGCTTCACGAGCGGCGGGTCGGGGGTTCGATCCCCTCAGCGCCTACGGCCCTTAAAACGGGCTAGAGATGGACGGCAGGCTGTCTCTGCTGGTGGGTTCTGCGTACGATCACGCCAGCGTTATGCGCGCCCTCCACGCAGGGAGGGCGCGCACCTGCCACATGGTGGGCCTAGCTCAACAGGCCAGAGCGCCGGGTTGTGATCCCGGAGGTTGCGAGTTCGAGTCTCGTGGCTCACCCGAAAAGAGGTAGCGATGATCAGCAAGATCATGCTCACGAAACTTCCGGCGTGGCTGGTAGAGCCGTTTATCTGGTGGTGCTCTCAGCACGGCGCCTACCACATCGGGTCGTGGCGGATTGACCAGTTCAAGCTGGCTCACCTTTGCCGGCTCCGGCACGGCTGACAAGGGAAAGGGACAATGGAGAAAAGCCAGCGGGACCTGATCTACCCGTGTGACTGCGGCGGCGACCACTTCCTCCGCATCACCTGGTGGCCCGTCCCCGACAGCGACGGATACCGCGACCACGGCTTCGAGGTCGACGGGTACCTCCACGTCGGCGGGGATTTCTTCCCGTCCCTGAAAAACCGGTTCCGCACCGCGTGGAACGTGATCCGGAGAGGTCACGCCGATACCTATGTCGGGGTGTGCCTGACCCCGGACAACGCCCGCGAGATGATGGCGACCCTGTCCGAGATCGCGCTCGAATGGACGAAATCCCTCGCCGAACTGCCGCCTCTCCCCGAGGACAAGGCGAAGCAAGCATAAACGACTGGCTGGAGTTGAGCAGCGGCTTGCTCAGGGGCCTGTAAAGTCCTGGCTTCGGCATCGGGGGTTCGAGTCCCTCCTCCAGCACGTGAAGATAACGAAAGGCGATTATTACGGCGCGGTGTGCATCGAGGTTAAGGATGTGCCGTGGCTGTATTTTGACCTGGACCTGAACCCGAGGTTCCCGTACGGGTGCTGCCTCGCGGTCCGGGTCGGTAAGGACGCCCGCACACGGCATGAACCCGGATGCAAGGCCAGTGCCTGCCGGTGCACGGTAGTGCCGTCCCCTGCGCGCGGGTTCACGCTGGACCTTAACGCGTTCTTCGGGGAGCCGAACCGGCTGTCCCTGAACAGCCGGAGGCATCATGTGACGGTCGGGTTGCTGTCGTGGCACCGCGAGGAGATGGGCGCGGTCATGCGGAGGGTACGGTGCAGGCCGCATCTCGTGCGGATGCAGGGCTGGGACAGGAAAACAGGGAAGGCGCTGGACTACAGGGACGACAGTTCATGGAAATGGATCGTGATCGCGCCCCGCAATCGTCAGGGAATGGAAGAATGATGATCGGCTGGCTGATTTTCGCGGCGTACATGGTCGCGTTCGTGGTGACTGGCCGCGCTGTGGTCTGGTATACGCACCTGGACGACGATAGCCCGCGCGATCTAGAGGACAGGGTCCTGGATGGCGTCCTGGCGATGTGCTGCGGGATGATCTGGCCGCTAGTGCTGCTCGCGGCGGCGATGTTGTGGAAGATGAGGCCGACCCCGGCTGAGCAGGCGGCTGCGCTTGATGAGCGGGAACGGCTGGTGGCTGAGCGGGAACGGAAGACAGAAGATCTGGAAAGAGAACTCGGGATCGGCGAGTGAATGTGATGTAATAGGCGAGTCCCTATAGCGCAGATGGACAGCGCGTTCGCCTCCGGAGCGAAAGGTCGGGTGTTCGAATCACCCTAGGGACACAGGGCACGGGCTCCCAGCCCGACGCATGACTCCCCCCGTCGTGCATCTGACCCCCACCGGGGGTCCGTGCCCGCGCAGCGGAAAGGAAACGGGAAATGGTTACTGTGGCGTTCGATGTGGACGGGTGCCTGAGGCAGGCTGCGGGCACGGTGCGCGTGGACCTGGCCATTGATGACGCCGAGGAGATGGCGCTCGGCGCGGTTAACCTGATCCTGAAGCCGTGAGAAACGGGGTGCGTATGTTTATGTGTCATGAGGATGAGGGCGGCTGCCCGTATACGGGTTGTGGCGGGAGCAATAGCTCCCGGTGGAGCTGCACGTGCCCGTCCGGGTGCGGGGCCAGTAACTGCCCGGGGGACGACTGACAGGCATTGGCCTGTAGCTCAGGGGACAGAGCGCCGACCTCCTAAGTCGGACACGGGAGTTCGAGTCTCCCCAGGCCAACGACGGCTTTTCCGCTGTGGGGCATAATGGTATGGTCAGGGCCATGATCTGGCTGGTCGTCCGGGAGGTTATTGGCTCCTCGTAGCCGCGCAGGCGCGATTGCTGCTGGCGCTGCGGCGAGGTCAGCAGCGCTGACCTCGCGGGGCGGGCAGCCTTTCGGCTCGTCGGTGTCACCGCTTCTGGCGTCCTACCAGCAGTGGAGCATGGGCCAGACGGCCTATGCGGCGCTTCCGCGTGACCCGTCCGCATTCGTGACGGGGGCGTTCGCTCCGCTGACCCCGCTGCCGCCCACTCCGATCGACGCCCCGAGGCCGGGGTTCGAGCGGCCTGAGCCGCGCAGGTGGCAGTACCCGCAGGCGTGGAACCTGCCGATCGGGCAGCCGGGCACCGAGGGCCTGAAGCTGTGCGACTTTGCCACGCTCCGCCTTTACTCTGACCTGTACTCGGTGGCGCGGGCGTGCATCCAGCTCCGCAAGGACGAGATCACCGGCATCGAATGGGACATCGTTCCCACGAAAGAGGCCGGGAAGTCGCTGCACGGCGACAAGAAGGGGATGCGGGATTTCGCGGAGCGCCGTGCTGAGCTGATGAAGTTCTTCCGCCACCCTGACTCGAACTACCAGGATTTCGGGTCGTGGATGTCGGCGGTCCTCGAAGACATTTTCGTGGTCGATGCCCTGTCGGTGTACCTGATGCCGTCCCGGCTGCCGGGGAAGGGCGTTCTCGGTTCGGACCTGACCGAGATGCAGCTGCTGGACGGCACGATCGTCCGCCCGCTGATCGACCTTCGGGGCGCGAAGCCACGCCCCCCGAACCCGGCCTACCAGGTGTACGCGTACGGGGTGCCCCGGGTTGACCTGATGACGCTGCTCATGGGCGACGACCAGAAGGACATGGACGCGCCGCTGAAGCAGTACCGTGGCGACCAGCTGATGTACATGCCGCGCTGGCCCCGGTCGTGGACGGTGTACGGCCAGTCCCCGCTGGAGCGGGTCATCATTCCTGCGATGGCGCATTTGCGGAAGCAGCAGTACCAGCTTGAGTTCTTCACTGAGGGCACGATCCCGGGGATGTTCATCTCGCCGGGTGACCCTAGCTTCACGCCGAACCAGATCCGGGAGCTTCAGGAGAACCTGAACGTGATCGCGGGGGATCAGGCGTGGAAGCACAAGCTTCTCGTGCTGCCGCCCGGGTCGAAGGTGTCTCCGCAGAAGCCCCCGGCGCTGGCGGGCGAGGATGATACCACGCTGATGACGGAGGTGTGCATGGGCGACTCGGTGATGCCTACCGAGCTGGGGATCATCCCGCAGATCGGGCCGACGGTGTCGACTGCGTCGATCCGCATGTTCTCGCAGCAGACGCAGAACATCCATCAGCGGAAGGCGACGCTGCCGGACCTGAAGTGGCTGGCGTCGATTTTCAACCACGTGATCCAGAACGTCCTGAAGCAGGACGACATGGCGTGGCGGTGGGAAGGGATCGAGGAGGAGCAGGACGCGGCGTCCCTCACGGCCGACCTGATCAACAGGCTGGAGCACGGCGGCCTGTCCATCGACGAGCTGCGCCAGGAAACCGGACATGATCCTTGGGACCTGGACCTCACGCGCGAGCCGGTGTGGGCTACTTCGTCGGGGCTGGTGCCTCTTGCCGCGATGCCGGGGACGGCTCAGGGCCAGGCTGCCGGGCAGCAGGCGGCGGCGGGCGACGCGGCGCTGGCGGGGATCGTGCCGGGCGGCGGCGGGAACCCGCAGCGGCCCATGAATACAGTGCGCCCGCCCCAGCCGGCGCAGGAAGCACCTGGGCACGCGATGTCCTCGGGTGCCCGGCGGAAGCCTGCCGCGAGCCCGGCTGCGAAGGCTGCGGAGCTGGCGGCGCTGCGCAGGCATGTTAACAAGGGCAGAGACCCGCAAACATGGGAAAACAGGTACATCTCCGACAAGACTCTCAACACTGTCATATCTGCCTCACATGAGGGGTATGCGGGACACGCGGTCGAGTACCTGCGCAGGCTGGAGAACCGCGAGCGCGAGCTTGCAGGAGCCAGATGACGACCCCGTGGCACTACGGCGACGACCACGAGGCAGCGGCACGCTGGCAGGCTGACGCGGACCCGGCCGCTGCGGAGTTCGCGACCCAGGTCTGGGACGCCCTCGCGTCCGTCAGCCCGGAGGGAATCGCCACGGCGTGGCTGAACGCGTCGGGAATCCTGAAGTACGCGGTGCGCGGAGCGGTGCCGCCGCCCCCGCCGTCGCTGCCAGGCCCGCCGACCCCGCCGGTCGAGACCAACACGCCGCCCTCAGCGGACGTGACCGCGTTCGCGGCGCAGTGGCTGGCTGAGCGCGGGTTCCTGGACCGGTTCGCGCAGTCGCTGGAGCAGGTGCTGCCCAGGCTGTGGGCGCGGGCCTGGGCAGACGCGAAAGCCCAGGCCGAGGCAATGCTCGCGGAACCGCTGCTGACGCCTCCGCCGGCGGGTAAGAAGCCGGCGAAACGGAAGAAGAAGCGCCGCCGGCAGCAGGCGCGGCAGATGCGGGGGAATCCGCCGCCGCAGCGGGTACCGCCGCCGCCTGCCCCGCCGCCGCAGCTGCCTCCCGGCCAGCAGCTCGCATTGCTGATAGCAGCCGACGCAGCTTTCGTGGCGTGGGCGACCTCAGCAATGCTGAGCGCCGAGGTTGCGCTGATCGTGGGCAGCCTGGCTGCCCGGGTCGCGCAGATCCTGGCGGTTGCCACCGCGAACGGGTGGGGCTCGCAGCGGCTCGCTGATGCGCTGGAGCGGGCGTTCCTTGCCCGGTGGCGGGCTCAGATGATCAGCGCGACGGAGGCTGCGCGGGCATCTGGCGCGAGCATGCTGGTGGTATACCAGAGGGCCGGGATCAAGTGGGTGCGGTGGGTCACCCGCCACGACGGCCTGGTGTGCAAGGTGTGCCGGGCGAATGAGGCGAAGGGCACCATCAGGCTCGGGGAGAAGTTCCCCGGCGGCGTCAAAGCGCCCCCGCAGCACCCGAACTGCCGGTGTTACCTGCGCCCGTCGAACCGGATCATGCGGATGATCGGGAAGGACGACGAGCCGGGGCTGGTGAAGGCGAAGCCGTGGCGGGACCGCTCGGACCCGGTGGGCGGGCGGGTATACCAGCAGCTCCTGCCGGACTACCCGGCTCACTCGATTGAGTGGGTGCACCGGGCCGAGTGGACCGGCCCGGTGCAGGTGCCTGCGACGCAGGTGAACTATACCCCGGAGAAGTGGGCGGCGGGGCATGAGGACGCGAAGGTCGACCGTTTCAAGCGGAAGATCAAGGACGACCTGGCGGCGGGCAGGCAGCCGAAGCCGGTCGTGATGATCGACCGGCCGGACACTGACCGGGGCACGCACCTGATCATTATCGACGGGCATCATCACGCGGTGGCGTACCACGAGCTGGGCGAGCCGATCCACGCCTATGTGGGCCGGGTTGACATGGAGACGGCGCGGGAGGCGGAGAAGTCCCACGACTACCAGTACCACGAGGGTGACCCGGGAGCGACCGACTCGGCGGCGTCGAAGGGCATGCGGGCCGCGTCGGTGGCCGTGCACGCTGCGGATTCCGGGCGGGTGCTGATGATGCGGCGCCGCCCTGACCCGGATGATGACGCGGGCGGGAAGTGGGAGTTCCCGGGCGGGCGGATGGAGGACGGGGAGCTGCCGCTGGACGCGGCGATGCGGGAGTGGGCGGAGGAGACCAGGTGCCTGCCGCCCGACGGGAAGGTCACGGGCTGGGTGGACTCGCCGAACGGGAAGCACCGCGTGTACTTCCTCGAAGTACCGTCAGAATCAGCGGTCCCGCAGCGACGCGGCCATGTCGTCGACCCGGATCACCCGGACGGTGACCCGGAGGATCTGGGGTGGTTCCATCCGGGGGAGATGGGGTCGCATCCGGACCTGCGGATGGAACTGGCGTCGGAGTGGGACCACATCGCGGCGATGGTGTCGAAGTCAGCGGAGACCCCCCGTCTTGAGGCGACCCCGGACCTGCTGGGCACGCACGGGCTGTGGCACACACCGGACCGGCACGTCAGTCGTCCGCAGAAGCTCCCGAACTATATCGAGCACATAGCCCACGCCCTCATGCGGGACCAGGGCATGGATGAGTCACAGGCCATCGCCACCGCGATCAACGCGGTGAAGAGGTGGGCTCGCGGTGACCTGCACTGGGGGCACCACAAGATCACCCCCGAGGTCGTCGCAGCGTCCCGGCGAGCGCTCGCAGAATGGGAAGAACTCCGGGCTTCTCACCACTAGCCTCGTATTCAAGGCACGGGCAGTCGCTGTCGGCGTAGCAGCCGCCGCCTCGGTAGTTCAGGCCGTGGAGAGCCCACATGTGGCCGCAGCCCGCGCAGTTCGGCACCAGCGGGTACTTTATCCTGCGTTTCCTCGTCCACCTGACCACGAGGCAGGGCAGCGGGCACCAGTAGAGGTGCCGGGGGCTGACGTAGAGCCCGACCCACAGGTCGCGTGGCTCCAGGTAGATCCTGATCCTGTCCGTCAGGTGCACGTCCTGCCCGTCTTCGGGTCGTTGTGCCTGGCTAGTTCACCGTTGCTGGCGATCCCGACCCACTGGCCGCACCGGTCGCAGTTCATGTTCGTTTCCTTCCGTTCCCCGTCTTTCGGAACCTATCACTATCTTAGCGCCGCTAAGGAACGGATGAAAATTTCATCAAAAGGTTTGCGCGGGATCACGGATGTGTTACTGTGCCTTTCACCAGGCGCTGCCGTCACCCCCCGTAGCCGGGCGCTGGCGGTCAGCGCGCACTGCGAGTGTCTGGAGACACATGCACCGATCCCGGAGGATCGCCCTGTCCCTAGCGGGCGTCTCCGCCACCGCCGCGATCCTGGTCGCGGCGGTCCCGTCCGCCAGTGCCCGGCCCGGTCCGGCTGCGCGCCTGGCGGGCACGATCTCTCTCACGTCTCCCGGCCCGGCAGGGGCTGCTCAGGAGCACCCGCAGGCCGCACGGCCTGCACGTCCCCGGTACGTCGTGGTCAGGCGGGGCGACACGCTGTCCGTCATCGCCCGCCGCGTGTTCGGGTCCGCTGGTGACTGGCCTGCCCTGTGGTGGGCGAACAGAAACCTGATCCCGGACCCGAACGTCATCGAGGCAGGTGACGGCGTCCAGATCCCCGCGTCGCCGGGTGTTTCCTCGTTGGTGATGGCGAAGGCGCAGAGCGCTGCCGCCCCGCCGCCGCCTCCTGCGCCAGTGACCACTGCGCAGCCCGCCCAGCCCGCCCAGCCGGTCACCTCGCCGCCCCCGGCGGCGCCCGCTCCCGCTCCGCCGGTTTCCGGCGGTTACGGCACCCCGCCCGCCGCGTTCACCGCGTGCGTGATCGCGTCCGAGTCCGGCGGAGACCCGGCTGCTTACAACCCGTCATCGGGGGCGTCGGGCCTGTTCGGGTTCCTGCTGTCCACCTGGGACGGCATGGGCCTCGGCTACCCGGGCGGCGCATCCACGGCACCCCCGTCGGTGCAGTACGAGGCATTCGACAAGCTTTACGCCGAAGCCGGCGCCTCGCCGTGGAGCAGCTACGACGGGTGCCAGGCATGAGGCGCGCGAAGATCACGGCTGCGTGGCTCGGCGCGGCGTCCTTCATCCTGGCGGGGGTTCTGCTGGCTACTCCGCGCGGCACGTCCGCGTTCGCCCAGCCCGCTGCCCTGTCGAAAGCAGCCAGGTTCGCCGCGCCGGCTGCTCCTGCTGTCCCTGCAGCTCCGGCGGCGCGGGACGCACGCGTGCTGGTTACCCGTTCGGGGAAGGCGCACGGTGACCTGATCCCGGTCCGGTCGGGTACGTCCCGGCGGCTGATCGCCTACAGGTGGGCGATGTCCCAGAGGGGCTGCTGGTACGTGTGGGGCGGCACCGGGCCGTGCCACGACGGTTACGACTGCTCGGGGCTGGTGATGATGGCCTACCGGCACGCCGGGGTTTACCTGCCCCGGACGACGTACGAGATGCTGGGCAGCCGGCAGCTGGTCCGCGTCTACCACCCGAGGAAAGGCGATCTCGCGTTCTACGGGTCCGGGCACGTGGAGCTGTACGACCGCTCCGGGTACACTCTGGGGGCGCACGATTCCGGTTCCCCTGTCAGCGTCATCCACTATGACCAGTGGTGGCACCCGACGGAATACTTCCGAGTCCGATGAAAAGGAAACGCCCATGACCTGGTTCAAGTCGTCATATTCGTTCGCCAGCCAGTCCTGCGTTGAGGTCTCGTGGCACAAGGCGAGCTTCAGCGGCGGGAACGGCGGCGGCTGCGTGGAAGTCGGGTGGGGCAAGTCCAGCTTCAGCGAGCGGAGCGGCTGCGTCGAGGCGTCGGCCGTCCCCGAGTCCTACCATCCTGTGAAAGAGGGAACCGAGGTGCTCGTGAGGGATTCGAAGAACCCTGACGGCCCGGTGCTGGAGTTCACTGCTGCCGAGTGGGATGCGTTCCTCGCAGGGGTGAGGAACGGCGAGTTCGACCGGAGGCAGACCCCGGTGCAGGAGGAGCTGGACAGGCTGCGTGAGCAGACCGGTGTCCAGGATGCCGCCAAGGTATTCAAGCACGCGACGATCTGACCTGCACATCATGTAGGTGATACAGTGCCGACATGACGCCGGAAGATGTCATGTCGGCACTGTGCTTCCCTGAGTACGTCAGGCTTGGCGCGCTGGGTCGTGATGCTAACGGCTGCCTGGTCTGGCCGCTCGGCAAGTCATCTGGATACGGTGTCTGTCGCTGGGGTGAACACCCCGAGTATGTTCACCGGGTCGCGTATGAGAGATTTAACGGCCCGATCCCCGCAGGGAAGGAAATCGACCACGTTTGGGAACGCGGATGCCGGTCTAGGGCTTGTTTCTGGCCGGAACATCTTGAGGCCGTTACCCACGCGGAGAACATGCAGCGCTCTGGTACTGAGCGTCGCAGTCGGCTTCGCTCGTGCGGTCACTCGTGGGGGAACGGTAACGACAATGCCAGGGGCCAGTGCAAGACATGCGCGCGCGAGTACGCTGAGCGCAGAAGGGCTCCTGAACGCGCGGGTTACCGGGCTGCGCTCGCCGAGCGCACCGCTGTAATACTGAATCTGCGGGCTGCTGGCCTGTCGCAGGCGGAGGTGGGAAGGATCGTCGGTTGCTCAGCAACGACCGTTCTCCGGACTGAGCGGGGAGTTGGGAAGTTCTACTGATGGCCGTAAAGTACAGCAGCGAACCGGTCGCTGGTGAAGTCACCGGAAATCCTATTAAGATACCGTATATACTTTTGTGCACCCAGGGTGAGCGGTGGTGCGGGTGGCACAGGACAGCGAACTCGCAGCGTGATTTCGTTGCGCTTGCCGCTGACCGGCGGGTACACGAGTCATCGTGTCTTGGCGGCCTGGTCCTGGGGCGGGCGTGATCTGCAAGGCGTGCTGCAGGCAGCGGCACGGGAAGTGCCGGGGAGGCACGTGGTGCGACTGCGCCCACAAGCCCGTGAAGGGAAAGGAAGGTCATGGAACGGCACGGGATATGCCCGGACTGCATGCAGCGGTGCACGCCGGAGGACCCGTGCTGGTGCTGCCGGAAGGCACAGCGGGACGATGACCCGAAAAAGGCTTGCATAACGGCACTCCCCAATGTAGGGTAGTTTTCGTTCTACCCCGTCACCGGGGTGCTGGGCAGCGGTTACTTCTCACCTTCGCAGTGGAAACCACAGCCGCTTCCCGATTGTTGTCGGTGAGGGGACATAACTTCAGATGACCGCGCCCGGGGTGCCCGCCGGGAGTTCCTTCAATAACAGCACACCATTCGGTGCTGGTAGCTCAGTTGGAAGAGCGCTACCCTACGCAGGTAGAGGTCGCGGGTTCGAGTCCCGTCCTTGATATGTCTTCCGGCATTTCTTGTCGGGCGCGGTCACCTGATGCACGTCCTCCCGCCGCTGACGCGAGGAGGACTTTTTCATGTCGCGGTACAACAGGGGCAGGGTCACGACCCTGCCGTCGTCGCCGGTCTTCTCCGAGGCTGCGCCGGACGCGAAGACCGCACTGGGCGCGCAGGGCTACCTGCGGGACCTGAAGTCAGAGCTGTACGTGCTGGCGTCGTGCTACATGCCGGACGAAAAGACCCTGCACGAGGGCAAGGACGCCCGGGTGGCCCGGTGGACGGAGCTGGTGCGCGCGAACGCCAGCACGGACCCTGACTGGGCCGGTGGCCTGCTGAACTACCTGCGGGCACGCGATGGCGGGAACCTGCGGCTCGGGCCGGTGTACGGCGCAGCCGAGTTCGCGCAGGCACGCAAGGAAGAGGCACGTTACCGCGCCGACCCTCAGGAGTGGACGGTCCGGAAGGTGACCGACGCTGTCCTGCAGCGCGGTGACGAGCCAGGCGAGCTGATCGCGTACTGGATCACCAAGTACGGCCGGAACACCATGCCGAAGGGCCTGAAGCGCGGCATCGCCGATGCGCTGCCGCGCCTGTACACGGAGTACGCGGTCGCGAAGTACGATACTCCGTCGGCTGCGGTCCGGTTCGGTGACGTGATCGAGATCGTCAACGCGCGGTACAACGCCACGTCTCGCGGCACGTGCTACCTGTGCGGCGCGCTGGGGCATCACGCTCCGGGCTGCGAGGGCGACCCGGCGTACCGTGCGGTGCTGTGGAAGTACCTGATCGCGCGGCGCCACGACCAGGACGCGGAGATCCCGGCAGTGCTGCGGGTTCTGCGGCAGAACAAGCGGCTGATGCGCGATCCGTCGAAGATCACGGCTGAGTCGGCTAAGAAGGCGGGGATGACGTGGGAGCGGGCCGCGTCGCATGGCGAGATGACTGCCGGGAAGTGGGAGGCGGCGATCCCGTCGATGCCGTACATGGCACTGCGGCGGAACCTCGCGAACTTCGACCGGGCCGGGATCTCGGACGCGGTCGCCGCGAAGGTGGCTGCCCGTCTGGCCGACCCGGAGGCGGTCGCGCGGTCGGGTGAGTTCCCGTTCGCGTTCTGGCTTGCGTACAGGAACGCGCCGTCGCTGCGGTGGGCGTGGCCGCTGGAGAAGGCGCTGGACGCGTCGCTGGCGAACGTGACTCCGCTGCGGCGCCCGCTGGTCCTGGTGGACCGGTCCCCGTCGATGTGGGCGTACAAGATGACGGAGCATTCGGACATGGACTGGGCGGATGCTGCTGCGCTGTTCGGCGCCGCGCTGGCGGTGCGGGCGGATAACGCGGACCTGGCGGAGTTCTGGGCGCATTCGAAGCCGGTGCCGTTCGGGAAGGGCGAGTCGGTGCTGAAGATCATGGAGAAGTTCTCCGTGAAGCCCGCTCCGGGCGGGACTGATATCCCGGCGGCGGTGCGGGATCACCTGAAGCCGTACCACACGGAGGTCGTGATCCTGACTGACGAGCAGACCCGGCCGGGGTGGCTTCCGTCGAACTGCATCCAGTACGGGCGCAGCATCGCGGCGAACAGCATGAGCGAGACCCTGATCGATGACCTGATCCCGAAGACCGTCCCGGTGTACATGTGGAACTTCGCCGGGTACAAGACCGGGGCGCTGCCGTCGGGCGGGTCGAACCGGCACACGTTCGGCGGCCTGACTGACGCGGCGTTCCGGCTGATCACGGCGCTGCAGGCGGGCAAGACCGTGCCGTGGCCGTGGCTCGCCGAGAGCGGGACGGATCGGCTGAAGGCACGCATGGCCGAGGTCCGCCCGGCTACCTGCAAGGCTTTCACCGAGCACGGGGTTCCGGAGGACTACATGTCCGACGGGCCGTGGGGGACCGCAGGCTAAGGGGGCAGCGCGATGCGAGCTAGCGAGCGGTACAAGTTCTGGTGCGTGCCGTGCGATTTCGTGGCGAAGTCGCACGGCACCCCGGCGTGCCCGCTGTGCCGCAGGCCGATGAAGTTCATGGGCAAGAAATGGCCGGTCGGGAAGAAAGGGAAGCGAGTTCCGCTGCGCACGTGGCGAATGGATGTCCCACCGGGCGAAGTACTGCTGAAGCGGCTGCTGAGCCCGGCTGGGAAGCCGAAATCGTGGCGGGATATCTCGTGGCCTTGACAAAGGCACATTAGTCACCTAAGATAGGTGGCGGTGATTATCTGACGGCCTTCGTGGGCGTTGAGGACCCCCCGGGCTGCAGCCCGGGGGGTCCTGCTTTTCACGGGGTCACTACGCCGCTGAGCGCCCACGCGCTGAGCCCGCCCGCGATCCACGCGAGCGGGGGGCCTAGCGGGAACCCGGCGACCGCTGCTGCGAGCGCCGCGATAAGGAAGCATGCGGCGGCTACGAGGAGCAGCATGCGGGAGGCCGGCATATGGTTGTTCTTCCCCGGGATGCGCCTCGTTATGCGGCGGGTGTTGACGGCGTTCAATTTGTGTCTATAATTCAGCCAGCGGGACAGATCTGTCTCCAGGTGAGCCCAGGCCGATGTCTGGGCTTTTTTGATGCCCGTTCACCGGAAGGCTCGCTGATGGCCGTCGTCAACTCGATCACGTTCGACCAGGCGTCGTACACGCCGGGCCAGATGATCACCCTGACCGCTGACTACACTCCGGACACTCCCGGCGTCGTCCCCCAGACGTTCACTGCGACGGTGGTGATCTCGAACACCGACGGCACCCCGGTGGCGCAGGACAGTGCCCCTTTCACGGTGAACACGCCGCAGGCCGGTGACACCGTGTCGGTGTCGGACACGGGCAGCCGCACGTGGGCGCAGTCGTCCGATAACGGCACCGTGGCCGTGTTCACCGCGACCGCTTGACGAGGTATCTCGCGACCGTGACCGCCGGGGAGGCGAGCGCGTCGGCGCCGCTCGTGGTGGCGGACGGCCGGGGTTCGCTGACCGGCGCGTTCATCATCCCCGAGCCTGGCCAGCCGATGGATGGGGCTATCGCGGAGTTCGTGGAGTTCACCGGGGCTCCGCTGTATGCCCGCAAGCATGATTACGGGGCGGATATCCCGGAGCGGCTGCAGGAGTCTGATTCGTGGACGGACCGGGGCACGGGCCGCAAGACGCTGGTGGTGTTCCGTCCGGGCGCGGGCTGGGTACCGGGCAGGCTGGCGCTGTTCCTTGGCTTGTGCAAGGCGGCTGGGCTGGTCGTGGATGTGACGCTGCATCCTGAGGCGCATCACAAGATGCACGCGGAGCAGTACCGGGTGCTGTGCGAGATCTACGTCCCGGTGATTCACCAGTACGGGTTCACGCACACGTTCTGCGTCTCCAATTTCGCTGCCATTACCACTGATGCGCTGGAACGGTTCTGGCCGGGTGATGAGTACGCCGATTCTGTGGCGGTGACGTTCTACCCGACGGGGCTGTCGCTGGACCGGGCTGCGGCGTTTGCTGACGAGCACGGCAAGCCGTTCGGGCTCGCCGAGTTCACCCCGGACTTTGACCGGCTCTGCGAGCGCGACAACATGTCGTTCCTTGATTACACCCAGGATTTCTTTGCCCGCAGGATCGCGGACGGGAAGCCTTGCGGTGACCTGGTCTGGCTGTCGGGGTGCCGCGACGGTGATTTCAGGATTATGCGGAACCCGGTGTTCGCTGCCGCTTTCCGGAAGATGACCGAGACGCTGGTGACCTGATGGCCGTGATCGTGTTCGAGCTGGGGCCGCCGCTGCCCCGCTGGGCTTTCGGGGAGCCGCTGGCACGGTGGGACCTTGCGGCGCCGCTGCCGCGCTGGGTGGCCGGGCAGCCGGTCACGCTGGCGCCGGGCCGCTGATGCTGACCTACCTGGCTTCGTCAACGGAGTACGTGTTCGTCCCGGTGTCAGCTGCGGGGGTGAACCAGCCGTACAACCCGACCGGTGACGTGGTGCAGTTCGCGTTCGAGCCGGGCGCAGTCGCCCCTGGAACGTGGTACACGGGCACGTGGTTCATCCCTGTCGCGAACACCTACTACGCGGCCTGCAACATCGGGCCGTCCGGAGTGGTGGCCCTCACGCCCGGGATCTACACGATCTGGGTAAAGATCACCGATAACCCGGAGGTACCTGTCCGCACCCCGGGTCAGATCCAGATCCAGTGAGGTGACCCGGTGGCCGCTGCCGGAATCAACACGCTGACGCCCTCGCAGTTCAAGGCGGCCAAGAAACTCCTGGGCCTTCCGGGCGGCAGCGCACGGAGCAGGGTTACAGTCAAGCGCAAGCACGCGGGCACGAAAAGGTCGGCGTCGAAACACACTGCGGCGGCAGCGAAACATCATGGCCGCCGCCACAAGGCCGGGGCTGCGGGCGTGCTGGCTCCGGGTTCCCGCTGGCTGACCGGCATGAACGATGTCCTGGGAACGTGCGCGGCTGTCGCGGTCGCTAACAGCCTTGTCGCCGCAGGCGTGCCGGTGACCGACGAGGACGCTGTCCGGCTGCATGTCGCTGCGGGCGGCAACGCCGCATGGGCTGACCCGGCTGAGGTGGTGGCGCTGGCAGCGAGCGGGTTCCTCGGCCCGGAAGCAGAGATAGTTCCCGGCTGCGATATCGCGGTAACCGGGGACCATTGCGTGTACGTGGCCGGTGATTTCGCCGTGTCGCACGGGATTGAATCACCCTGGGAAACTGTGCCGCTGCTTTCCTGGGGCCTTGCGTGGGATACCTGAGCGCCCTTCCCGAGAATTTGACGATGAAGTTTCCTACCGGAGGCGAATGCCGCAGACCCTGACCGACGAGCTGACTTTCGTCTCCTTCCCGATCGAGAAGTGGGACACCACCGAAGACGGGGACCTGGTCGTCTACGGCAAGGCCACTGACGGCAGCGTGGATTCGGACCTGCAGATCGTTGACCCGATGTGGGCGAAGACAGCCGTCCCGGAGTGGCACGAGACCGGGGGGAACGTCCGCCAGTCGCATGACCCGACGAAGGCCGTCGGCACGTCGCTGGGCGTGGACCTGACCGACGACGGTGTTTTCGTCAAGAGCCTGGTCGTGGACTCGAACGCGAAGAACCTGGTGAAGAAGGGCGTGCTGCGTGCCTACTCGGTGGGGATCGCCCGTCCTGTGGTCGAGCGGGACATCTCGGGTAAGGCGCGGGGCGGGATCATCAAGGGCGGTCAGCTCGCGGAGATCTCGCTGGTGGACCGGCCGGCGAACAAGAACTGCGCGTTCACCCTGGTGAAGTCCGATGCGTCCGGGAACCTGGTCAGGGTCGCGGAGATGCACGGCGACCCCCGGCTGGCGCTGGAGAAGTCGGTGACGGCGCCGAGTCCGGCCGACATCGCGGCTCGGGTGGCACGGCGCCGCGACGCCGGCCAGATCGGGCACCTGTATTCCGACCCTGTCGCGCAGCGGCTCGCTGACGCGCTGGCGGAGTCGTCGCTGGCTGAGGCTGTCGCCAAGTCGGAGGACATGCGGTACGCAGCGCCTGTGCTTGACGCCGAGGTGGCGAAGCGGGTGACGGCGTCGGGCAGGGTGGTGGACTCCTCAGGGCAGGACCGCTCCGATGTAGCTTCCGGCGACTTCGCAGGACCGGGGAAGACTTTCCCGATCGAGACGTGGGGCGACGTGTCCGACGCGGCGTCGCTGGCGCATCACGCGAAGAACCCGGGCGCGGTGCGGTCCCGGATCGCGGCTATCGCGCGCAGGAAGTGGCCGGGCAAGAAGCTCCCTCCGTCGCTGGAAGGCGATCACACGGGAAAGGTCTTCGATGTCGACGACGTGGAGATCGACACGGGGTCCGTGTCGAAGGCCCTCGCTGACGGGAACCTGGCTGAGGAGATGGCGGTCAAGTACCTCGGTTACGCGCCTGAGTCAGTGAAGGACTCGCGGTCCTCGCAGGAAACGGCCGACGAGTACGAAGACAACGACCTCGATGACGACGAGGCCCCGCAGACCGCAGGGAAGGCCGCGAAGCCGTTCGGCGGTAACCAGGCCAAGCCGTTCGGCAAGAAGCCGAAGGACGGCAAGAAGATGCCTCCCGGCGGCGACGATGACGATGACGACAATGACTCTGGGAAGGGCGGCCGGGCTGCGGAGATCATGAAGCAGATCGAGCAGCTACAGGCCGAGCTGGCGAAATGCACGCCGACGGTGGGCGTGCAGGGCGTGCCCCAGGCGTCGCCTGTTCCGGCGCACCGGGGCGGCGGGTCGATGGACTGCGGCCCGGATGTCATCCACCCGGACCAGCCGTGGGGCAAGGCGGTCAAGCGCACCACCGACGCCCCGTACTCGGCGCAGCGGGCGCACGACGCGACGTGCCCTGCGTATGACCCTGTCGCAGTGAAGGCGGCGTACCCGGCGCTGGCGCATCCGGGCGTTGCCTGCGACCCGGGTGAGCTGAAGGAAGCCGCCCTGTCAGCGGTCGCCTCCGGTGATCTTGACGGCGGGGAGCGGCTGCTCGCCGCAGCGAAGGCTGCAGAGATGCTGTCGAAGGCTGACCCGCTGGTGATCGCGGACGCGATGGCTGGGCTGCGAAAGGCGTTCACCGACATGTACCCGTCGGTGCGGCTGTCCCCGGGCGAGATCATGCCGGGCCAGTTCCACCGCCCGTACATCTCGGCGGGGCACGCGAACGCTCCTGCGCCGTCTGGGGACACATCGCCGGGCACGGTACCGTCGTATCACCCGATGGCGAACGATTTCAGGCGCGGCCCGCTTACCGCAGGCCACGAGTCCCCGTCGCCCGGGAACAAGGGCGACTCCAACCCGTTCCCTGCCGGCACCCCGGCAGGGCAGGTCTACGATCACGCGGCTGATGCGCAGCAGGCAGCTGCGCAGCTCCGCACCATCCACAACCACTTCGCTGCCCGCTGGAACGGCGTCTGCCCGATGGGCGCGGACGCCGGCCCGGCCACCGGGATCGGGAAGGGCAAGAAGAAGAAGTCTAAGAAGCCGCCCGCCGAATGGGCGCCGATGGACCCGATCCCGTCTATGCCCGCGACCCCGTCGTCCGTCAAGGTGAACGAATCAGGGTTCACCGCTACATATGTCCCTTCTAGTGATTACGTCGCCCAGACCGGCGACATTTCCGTCCTGCTCGCCCGGGTCGAGCGCCAGCTGAGGAAGCTGGGCAAGGCCCGCGAGGAGCAGGACAGCCAGATCGCGGAACTCACCAAGGGTTACGAGTCCCGGCTGCAACACCAGCAGGCCGAGATCGACACGCTGCGGCGCAGCGTCGACATCCTCGGCTCACAGCCTGACACCGCTGACGCGCCTAACCGGTCCGTCGTGGCGAAGGCGGCCTCTGCCGTAATTCCAGCGGAGCGGCGCTCCCTGGTTGATGAGGCAGGCGAGCAGCACCGGGCGGGTTACCTGTCGTGGCTCCAGTCGCTGGAGAACAGCGGCGACCCGCAACTGCGGGAAGGCGCGAAGGCACAAATCCGCAAGATGCTCTCTACCTGACCTAATCAGTGGAGGTTAGTGGCAGTTCTGTATGACACGCCTGCCCAGGTGCAGGCGCAGGCGGCCGGCGAGGCCGCCAAGTTCGCGAACGGGCCGAATGGCTCGAACGACATGCTCGCGCACCGCATGCCCGACGCGGTCAAGGGATTCGGGTACGCCAAGCCCGGCGGCGTGGAGCCGCTGGACTCGGTGAGGGACGAAGATGTCATCTTCGAGCGTTCGTTCAACGCCGTCACCAAGCTCCGCAAGGCCACCCACGACGGGATCTATGACTCCCAGTCGGTGTACAAGGGCCTGAACTCCGGTTTCGCGAGCCAGTTCCCCGCGTTTCTCGCGCAGGGCACCCCCGGGTTCGGGGGGCAGGGCCTGCAGAAGCTGGTGTCGGAGCTGAACTCGGCGTTCAGCCAGGTCGACGCGCTGAAGAACTTCACCCTTACTTCGCCGCTGGCGTCCGGGTTCGTCCCGTTCGACCTGGTGGCGCCGTCCCGGCTGATCTACCCGGTGTACACGCCGCTGCGGAACAAGCTGCCGCGCGTGCAGGGCCAGGGCACCAGCCGCAGGGTGAAGGTCATGACCGGGATCTCGGGTTCCCAGACCGGCGGTCAGGGAGTCATCGACATCTCGATCCCCGAGCTGGTGAGCGGATCGTCGATCACCGGCACGTGGCCGCTGAACCTGCCCGGCGCAGGGGCGCAGACCGCTGTTGACCTGAACGTCCCGTACCAGTTCTTCGGCCTGACTGAGTCCCTGTCGTGGCTGTCGCAGTTCGCCGGCCAGGGTTTCGAGGACCTGTCCGCCCTGGCCAACCTGGTACTCCTGCAGGAGTTCATGCTGGCCGAGGAGTACGCGATGATCGCGGCGACTCCCGCCGCGCTGGCCACCCCGGGCACCCCGACCGTCGCGGTGCGCACCGCCGGGTCGAACGAGACCGCCATGACCGGCGCGACCTCGCACTTCTCGGTGAAGGTCACCGCCGTGAACTACTACGGCGAGACCATCGCGTCGGCGCAGTCCACGGACACCACCGTGACCACCTCGCAGGTCGCGGACGTGACCATCCCGACTGTCGCCGGGGCGCTGCAGTACAACATCTACGTGTCGAACGCCGCTGCGGCGCCGACGAACTCGCAGTACTTCCTGCAGGTCGGGTCCACCACCCAGAACGGGGTCCTGTCGACCGGGTCGCAGACCGCCGCGTCTGCGGGCGGCCTGCGGTTCACCATCCAGGGCGCGGTGGCCACCACGGGCGCGAACCCTCCGACCGTGGACACCGGCACCGGGAAGAACACCCGCATGGCGGGTATCATCCCGACTCTCGACGGGCAGGCGTCCACCGCCGGGGTGTACCCGGCGAACTGGGACGGCGGGTACATCAACCAGAAACTCGGCACCCACCTGTCGATCACCGCCGTGAACAACGCGCTTCAGGGCATGTTCGACGGCACCGGCTCGATCTCCCCGGGCGCGTTCCGGGCCGACCCTGACGAGCTGATCGGCGAGGGCGGCGACATCATGCGCATGTCGAACGACATCGTGCAGTCCGGTAACGCCACGAACTTCCGCATGTTCGTCCAGCAAGACCAGTCGTCCGGGATCACGACCGGCGCGGCAGTGAGCGAGTTCCAGAACCCGATTACCCGCAAGCTGATCAAGATCCTGGTCCACCCGTTCCTGTCCCAGGGCAACGCGCTCCTCATGAGCTACTCGCTGCCCTACACGTGGACGAACGTCGCGAACGTGTGGGAAATGACCCTGGTCCAGGACTACATCTCGATCGCGTGGCCCGTCATCGACGCCACCTTCCGCTACTCGCTGTTCATGTACGGCTCGCTTGTCGCGAACGCCCCGTACTACTGCGCTCGGCTCGGCGGCATCCAGATTTCCGACACCACCCCCTACTCCTGATCCCTGCGACCCGGTCCTGCTGCGAGGCTGCGCTAACCCCGCAGCAGGACCGCTCCATCCCGGAGGCCAGTGGCTAACCAGCTTTTCGCGACAGTGACCAGCTCTGCCGCCCTCGTCGTGGCTGGCGAGGCGCAGTACGGCAACGAGACCGTCACCATCTTCAACCCTCCTACCTCCGGCGTGACCGCGTACCTCGGGGCGGGCTCCGGGGTCGCCACGACCACGGGATGCCCGTTCCCCCCGGGTTCCCAGGCCGTGTTCCTCAACCTGCCGGCGGCGGGCATCTGGGGCATCACCGCATCCGGGACATCGGTCACCCTGACCATCACCCAGTCGATCAGCTAGAAGGACCTGCGTTGGTGAACCGCCAGTCATACACGAGAATCGCGTGCGCCAGCCCTGCAGATGCGGCCAGGCTGGCTGCCCTGCTGGGCCAGGCCGCGCAGTGGTCCGGGCAGGTCCGCCCGGACCTGGTGGAAGCCAACGGGTCCGAGGTGGACCTGACCTGGTTCTCGGCGCCGGCGGTCCTCGCCACGGCGGTGTCCTCGGCGGTGAGCCTGGCCAAGGGCTCTGCCGGGAACATCGGCAGCGTCGGGATCACCCACTCCAATTCGGGCAGCGGGGGCTCAGTCACCACGCTCCCACGGCAGTAGAAGCACCCCGCTCACAGGAGGTAAGTGCCTAACCCGCAAGTCAACGAGACCCAGGCCCCGTACCTGTTCGACGGCACGGTCCTGACCGGCGGCGCGAACGTGACGCTGGCCATGTCCCCGCTCAACCCCGCCGACCTTGCCCTGAAGGCGTGGAACTTCCCGACCTACAACTGCACCGGCACCGCGACGTTCTCCGTCGTTGGGTCTGTCTACATGACGCTGATGCACTTGCAGACCGGGCTCACCTATTCCAACATTCACGTCAACGTCATCGCCAACGGCGGTACCGCGTCAGCCGGATCATGTTTCGCGGGGCTGTACAACTCCACGGGCACCCTGGTGGCTACCACCGCTGACCTGTCCGGCGTGCTGTCCACCGTCGCCGGCAAGACCGGGCTGATGACCTTCCCGCTGGCCACTGCCTACACCCCGACCACGTCGGGACCGTACTACGTGGGCATGTTCTTCAACGCCTCCGGGACGGCGTCGTTCCCGGTGCTCGGCGGGATGACGGGGCAGACAGCAGCGAACTCACTGACCACCTACGCGGGGTCCGTCGGGTTCACCGCCCTGTCCACCCTCACCACCCCGGTCGGCACGGGCGGCACGGTCTACCCGTCCCCGTTCGCGGCCATCGCCACCACCTCGGGCACCGCGATGCCCGGTACCTTCGCTCTCGGTTCCGCCGGAACCACCGGGGCGCAGGTGTTCTGGTGCGGCCTGTCCTGACGTGGCCTGGGCATCAGTGATCTCGGCTGCCGCCGCCCTCGCGGCGGCAGTCCTGGGACTCCTGAACAGGAAAAAGCTGACCGAGGTTCACCTCCTGGTGAACTCGCGGCTTGACTCTGCGCTGTCGCAGATCGCTGACCTGAAACAGCAGCGGGACCTGAAACGCGGCGACGACCTGAGAAACGATGGCACTTGACCTGAGGTCTGTTTATCACTGCGACCGCTGCCCGCACGGAGGCTGCGTCGTTTTCCGCTGCGCCGGCGATGAATGCCACTGCCGGTCACATCATATGGAGGCTAGTGCGTGAGAGTGCAGGACTGCGCTTACGCACGGGACATTACTTCCCGTGCGCAGGGAGGTGATGTTTAAATGCGAATCCTATTCCACAGTAATGCTCCCTGGATTCGTACTTTACCGGGTACGGTCAGCAAACAGGAATCTGGGCGCCGAGATTGCAGGCCCTAGGCCATGAGATTGTTATCTCGGGGCCTTTTTCTTTTGCCGGGTCGCCGATGGCGTGGGGCGGTTTCCAGGTCCTGCCGGGCGCGCAGGACCCGTTCGGGTCGGATGTGATCGCGGGGCATTACCGCCGGAATCAATGCGACATCATGATCACTTTGTGTGACGTGTTCATGATGGAGCCTGCGGCGATGCGGGGCCTGAACGTGGTGCACTGGCTGCCGGTGGACTGCCGGCGGATGGGGAAGCAGGACGCGGAGAAGGCGCGGCACGCGTCGGCGCTTATCGCGATGTCGCGGTTCGGCGAGGAGCAGATGCGGGAGGCGGGCTTCGACCCGTTCTACGTGCCGCACGGGATTGACACGCAGGTGTTCTCTCCTCCTGAGGATAAGAGGGCGCTGCGGGAGGAGCTGGGGTTCTCTCCGGAGCATTTCCTGGTCGGGCTGAACGCGGCGAATAAAGCAGGGCCTCGGAAGGGCCTGCAGGAGCAGATCATCGCGTTCGCGTACTTCCATGAGAAGCACCCGGATTCGCGGCTGCTGGTGCACTCGTTCGCGCAGCCGCGCGAGGGCCTGAACGTGAAGAACCTCGCCGACTACTACGGGATCGCGAACGCGATCATGTTGCCGGACCAATACGCGTACGCGTGCGGGCTGATGGACACCCCGACGATGGCCCGCTGGTACGGGTGCCTGGACGTGCTGCTGAACTGCTCCTACGGGGAGGGGTTCGGCTTGCCGGTGGTCGAGGCGCAGGCGTGCGGGGTTCCGGTGATCGTGACGAACGCGTCGTCGATGACGGAGCTGTGCGGCTCCGGGTGGAAGGTGTCGGGCGAGGACTTTTTCGTTGACGGCCATGACGCGATGTGGACCCGGCCGAACGTGTCCGGAATCCTGTCTGCCCTGAACAACGCACGCAAGCTCCACGACGCGGGTGACAAGGGCACCCGCGTGCCGGGTCAGGGCACGGTGACGTGGGCGCAGGTGCAGGCCAAGGCCCGGGAGTTCGCTCTGCAGTATGACGCGGACCGGGTGCTTGACGAGTACTGGACCCCGGTGCTGAAAGCGATCGACGATCAGCGGCCGAAGACCCGGCGGGTCAGCGCCGCGCAGCTGGACGAGCTGCCGAAGGCATCTGAGGGCAGCACGGACGGGGACCTGCTGCTCATCGTCCCGTCCAGGGGCAGGCCGGAGAACGTGCGGCGGCTGATCAGGGCTGTCGCGGAAACCGCAGTGATGCGCACCGACATCGCATTCGGGTTCGACGACGATGACCCGGAGTTCGAGGCGAACCTGAAGGCGGTCAGCGAGTCGCTGACAGGCTTCCGCGACAGGCGCGTGCCGTCGGTGATCGTGACCTCCGGGGAGCGGATGGACCTGGGGCCGTGGACGAACAAGCTGGCCCTGGACCACGCGTCCGGGTACCGGTACCTCGCGTCGTTCGGCGATGATCACCTGCCGCTGACCGATGGGTGGGACGAGATGCTGATACGCGTCCTGGAAGCCGGAGGCCCGGGGTTCACGTACCCGAACGACCATGTGCGCGAGGACATCCCGCAGGCCGTGGTCGTGTCGTCGGAGATCGTGCAGGCGCTCGGGTGGATGTGCGAGCCCCGGCTGGAGCATTTCTTCGTCGACAACGTGTGGTCGGACCTGGGCCAGTTCGCCGGGTGCATCACGTACTGCGAGGACGTGCACGTCGAGCACCTGCATCACCTAAACCCGAAGCACCCGTCGGTGCGCGATGACACGTACCGGCAGGCGGAGACGAAGTTCACGCAGGACATGGGGAACTTCGAGCAGTGGCGGTTCGAGCGGATGAAAGCGGACGTGGAAACCGTCCGCAAGGTCCGCGAGGCAGCGGGGTGCTGACCGTCACCCGGCAGTTCGACGCGCGGCGCCTGGTGCCGTCGGACATCTGGGAGCACATGGATTACCTGTTCGCGGCGGCGTGCCGGTCACCGGAGCCGAGGATCATCGAGCTGGGAACCAGGACGGGGAACTCCACGTCAGCGTTCCTCGCGGCGATCGAGCATCTCGGCGCCGGGCACCTGTGGTCGGTTGACATCGACGCGCCGAAGGTTCCGCCCGGGTGGCTGGATCTGCCGTCGTGGACGTTCACCCGAGGTGACGACACCGCCGGGGAGATCGTGGACTGGCACCGTGAGCACGCCGCCCCGGCGGACCTGCTGTTCATCGACACCTCGCACCTGTACCAGCACACGATGGACGAACTCAGGTTGTGGATACCGCTGCTGCACTCCCGGGGCACGGTCCTGCTGCACGACACTGAGTGGGAGCGCCGCGAGGTCGCGCAGGCTCTCGACGACTTCTGCCCGGCCAACGGGCTGACCTGGGTCAACCATCCCGGCTGCAACGGCCTGGGTGAGATACGGCTGGGAGGCTGATGGCTGTCTCGGTGAACACCTACTCCACGGGCACCGGCACGGGCACGCTGCTGACCCCGGTAGGGTTCCTCCCGCCGGGCGGGACTGCGCTGTTCCAGACCACGGGCACGAACCCGAACTACGTCGGCATCGGCACGGCCCTGACCTCATCGAACGGGATCTACTGCCCGAACGGCACACAGTTCCCGTACCCGATGTACCTGCCGCTGACTTCGCAGCCGGCGAGCCTGTACGCGGTGTCCACAGGCGGCGTTTCCACGCTGCAGGTCACGATAATGACGACGACATGAGCGCGCGGGTGGCGCTGCCGAAGACTGGCAGGAAGACCGGCTGTTACGGGCTGGAGTTCGAGGACGGGTCGAAGGTCAGCGGGAAGCCCGGCGGGACTGTCACTGTCGATGATCATCAGGCGGCGCAGATCGAGTCGTCGTCTAACGGGCGGCTGGGCCTGATCTCATCGAAGCTGCAGGTCAGCATCGGCACCAAGCAGGGCCGCTGGTGCCTGCCGTGCAGGCGCCTCTGGCAGGGGTGGACCATGGAGTGCCATAAATGCGGCGGCCCGACGGTTCCGGAAGGAAGTGAGCAGGAATGACGGTTTTCGCGCGGTCTGACGTGGACCGGTACGTGTCGTCGCACGGGCACGTGCATGACCGGCCGGTGGTGGACGGCGAGCCGGTGCGGGTGTTCGCGCTGGCATGCCCGATGTGCGAGATGGAGCTGTCGTCCGATCCGTGCTGGTCGCAGCACCCGGACATGATCCCGTCGACCGCTGATGAGGAGCGGAAGGCGAGGAAACTCGAAGTCGAGGGCACGTCGACGATGCGGCAGGTCGCGGAAGCGCTGGCCATGTCGGCGGGCAAGATCCTGCACGAGCGGGATGTCGCCGAGGCGCAGACGGCTGCGACGCAGGCCCGGTTCGCTGCTGCTGCGGAAGCCGAGCGGGCGGCTGCCGCCGCCGAGCGGGCAGCTGAGGACCGGGCGGCTGCGCTGAAGGAGGCCACCAGGATCGCGATGGCATCAGTGCCGGGGCAGGCGTCGGTGGCGAAGGCAGCGTCCGGGCAGGAGGTGCGAGACGCGGTTCCCGCGCCTGGCCGCGACGTTCCTGATTTCCCCGCCGAGGCGCACCCGTCCCGGAAGTGCGGGACGTGCGGGAACACGCTGACCCGCCGGGCACACGCCACCGGCCGGTGGCCCTCAGACTGCCTGGACTGCCGTAAGTGAGCTGGCGTCGGCGCGGCGCACCCGGGCAGGCCCGCTCTTGCGGCCGGTGCGGCGCGACCGGCGCCAGGTCACGGAAGGCCCCCCAGTCCGTGACGATGTGCCAGCAGTGCCATGTCCCGCTGTGCCCGAAGCACGCCAAGTGGGATGAGGACGCGTTTTACTGCCAGCGGTGCCTGGATGAGGGTGTGCGGCGTGAAAGAACCGGTTGAGATCAAGACAGCCGCCGGCGGCGCGTCGGCTCTGGTCACCGGCATGATCGCGTGGATTCTCGTGACCTACGTCCCGGCGTTCCACAGCGGCCTGCCGCCGACGTTGCAGACGTTCCTGCCTTGGGCTGTGTCGGCCCTGCTCGGCGCTGCCGCCAGCTACTGGGCGCCGCACACGTCCCGGCATCCCCCGGCCGTCCCGCTGCCTGACCCTGCGATGATGCACGAGGCGCTCGAAGCCCTGGCCGGCCGGCCGGAGTTCAAGGGGAAGACCACGGTGCTGCCGCCAGCGACGGGAGGCTAGTGTCGGCGCTGACGCCAGCCCCGTACATCACTCCCGAGATCCTGACGAACGCGGCGACGGGGATCTCGTGGCAGACGCTCCCGTCACGCAACGCGACCCCTGCGCAGCAGCTTGCCGAGCAGTGGAACATCTGCCGCCGCGCCTCCGCCATGATCGACACCGAGGTCAACCAGCGGCTCCGCGCTACGGCGTCGAAGGAAACGCTCCTGGCCCCGGACTACCGGGTCACGGTCATGCCGTCAGGCGCGGCCTACATCCTGCTGGCCCGCAAGCCCATCCTGGAAGTGACCGGCGGCCAGTGGGGGCTGACCATCCCGCCCGTGAACTACCAGCCGGTCCCGGCCAGCGCCTTCCTCATCAACCAGCCGTCCCCCGGGGTGTTCGGGTCCACCGTCCCCGGGGACGCGGGGGAATCCGGGCAGTCCGTGACCCTCGCACCGGGGTTCGTGACCTGGCGGAACGGGCGCCGGGGAACGACCCTGACCGTGTCGTACGTGTCCGGGTACCCGCATGCGGTCCTGACCGCCGACTCCCCCGCCGGTTCCCTGACCGTCCAGGTCGACGACGTGACCGGGTGGGCGCCGCAGACAATGAACGGACCCGGCGCATCCGGTCTGGTGTACGACGCGGGCAACGAGGAATCCCTGCACTGCCTGGACACCAGCGCAGCGTTCGGCCCCGGAACCCTGGTCCTGGAAACCCCGACCTTCTTCGCGCACCAGACGGGGACGCTGATCTCGTCGCTGCCGCCCCAGCTGATGCAGGCCGCGATCCTGTTCGCCATGTCCCAGGCCCTGATGCGGGGCGCTACCGCCACAGCGGTGCAGTCCACCAACGCGGCCACGATCCACGGCGACAACCCGGCCGCGTACGCCACCGAAGCCGAGCTGCTGTGCAAGCCGTACCGCAGGATGACCTGAGTGCCCATCGCAACCGCGCTGACGCACGTGCACAGCCTCCTCGAAAACCTGCCCCTCCCCGGATTCGGGGGCTCTACGCTCCTAGCCGTCATCGACCCGCCGGACCCGCAGACCGAGCAGCAGAACGCCGTCGCCTACGTGTGGCCGACGGCCGGGGACGAGAAACGCGAGTCGCTGCCACGCCCGCAGCAGGGCACCCCCGGTACAGGGTCGACGCAAGCCGGGCACAAGCAGATGGAGCACCGCGTTGACGTGTGGCTCATGTGGTGGCGCGACCAGGGCGACCTGACACCCAGCATCTCGTTCCCGGTGATCGTGGACGCGGTCATGGACGCGATGCGCTGCTCAGTGGACGCCGCCTACAACCTGCAGGACTCCGCCACGTTCCGGTACTCCACGCTGTTCTCCATCGGAGAGAACATGGCCTACGAGATCGCCACGCCGCGAACGGAGCTGAACCAGAGGTCAATGCTGTACGAGGCGCTGGTAAAGGTCATCGCTAAGGAGAGCTTCCAGGCATGAGCACGTGGACATACGCGGGACCGCAGGAAGAAACCGTGCCCGACATGGGCGCGCAGGACGACATCGGCGGCACCCTGATCCTCCGCCCCGGACAGGAATACGAATTCGGGGGCGACCCGCCCGGGAACCCGGCCTGGTGGACCCGCGAGGCGCCCCCGGCGGACAAGGACACCACCGGTACTGCGCCCCCGGTGACGACTGACCCCGACACCACGGACTAACCGGAGGCTAATGCCCCTGACGGTGCCTACAAATGTGTTTCCCAGCGAGCGCCGCGCGATCGGCGGTGCCCGCGAGGCCACTCCCGGCACGCCGCTGGCTCCCACGTTCTCGATCCCCATGGTCGGATTCGTCCCGGAAGACAAGCCGATCTGGCTGCCCGACGAGTCCATGCGCGCCGCCATGGCCGCAACTTACGGCCTCATCCAGGGACCGTACGTCGCTGACCTGACGTTCGACGCCTCCCCGGTCTACATGGACACCATCGGTCATTTCCTGTGGAACATCCTCGGTGACTACACCGCATCCGGGGTGTCCACCGGCACCACCGGCACGATCAGCAACGTCGGCGGGTACCCCGCCGCGACCACCGGCTCGATCAAGGTCCCGCAGGGTTCCAACTTCACTGCCGGAGCCCCCGGCTACGTGCAGCTCGACGCTACCGGCACCAACAGCGAAATCGTCGCCTACTCCTCCGCCGCCGGAACCAACATCGTCCTGTCCGGCACCACCCGTTTCGCTCACGCCCAGAACGCCACCGTATTCCAGGTCACCGGCTCCTACACCCACGTGTTCTCCCTGCTCAACGGCACCGGGAACGCCCAGCCCCCGACCCACACCATCACCGACCGCACCTTCATCCCCGCGAACCAGGCCCGCTGGTACCCGTTCACCTGCATGTCCGAGATGACGTTCACCGGCAACGCCGAGAAACTGTTCACCTGGGCCGGCAAGGGCATGAGCTACGCCAACCAGGAACCCAACTCCGCGCCCACCAGCACGTTCAGCAACATCCCCGCCGAACCGTCCTGGAACTCCACATTCGGCCTCGGCGGCACCGTCTCCGGAGCCCAGATCTACCAGGTCGGCGAATGGGAATTCACCCTCACCCGCGTCGTCGAGCCCTTCTACACCGCCGACGGAGCGCAGAACCCCTATATCCTCGGCCGGGGCAAGTTCTCCACCACCGGCAAGGTCACGTTCGCCCCGACCATCGACGAAGTTCCGCTCACCGAGATGCTGAACAATGTTCAGCCGCAGATCCAGGTCATCCAGACCAACGGACTCACCGGAACCCTCGCCGAATCCATCCAGTTCGACGTACAGCAATGCGCATTCGACGCATCGGTCATCGAACCCGGTAAGGCTTTGTTGGGTTACAACGATTCCTGGCAAGGAATAGCAAACACTACCAATACGGGCAATTCAGCTGGATACGGTCCAATCCAAATCACTCTGAAGAATCAGACGCCAGTTTACTGATTCCTCGCACGCCAGTCCCGAAGGCGCTGGCGCCGACAGATCTTGCAGATACGCCAGTCGGGGTGCGCAGGGTCAACATGCGTGTTTTCCTCGCTGAACTCGTGTCCGCTGTCGCAGTGGGTCTTCCTTCCGTTGCGGTGCGTGCCGTGCCTGCGCATGTCGAGCTGGTTTTCTGACCTGGTTTTGTAGGCCAGGTTGGTGACGGCGTTGTTTGAGGGGTTGCCGTCGTCGTGGGCAACGTCTAGTCCTTCGGGGCGAGGCCCGATGAAGGTTCGTGCTACGAGGTAATGGATGTACTCGTCGACGGGCTTGCCTCCGGTGCATAGCGACACCCGGAGGTATCCGGTCGGCGTGGGCCGGGGTTTGAGGATTCGGCCTTTGAGTCGGCGTCCGTCGGAGCCGAGCCTGTCGGTGCTGCGGATTTGCCCGTGCGTGCTGGCTTGGTAGCCAGGCCGGTCTGGTATGTCTGCCCAGGTTGCATCGTCCATGTTCGGCATGCTAACAGTTTCCGTGGAGGTCAGTGCCTCTTCCGGTCGACTTGACCACGATCACCGTCACCGGGAAGTACCTGGACGGCGGCGGTAGTCCGCAGGCGGGTGCGGTGACTTTCTCGCCGTCGAATGAGCTTTCTGACTTGTCGGGGAAAACCGTTCTGGCTCAGGTTCCTATCGTTTCCGCGCTGGGCACGCTCGGGACGTTTTCGCAGCCTGGCCTTGCGTGCACGGATAACGCGAATCTGCGGCCTTCTGGCTGGTGGTGGGTTATCGGGGTTGCGGTTCCGGGGGCGCAGCAGACGTTTTCGGCGTTTCTGCCATCGTCGTTCGGGGCGACGGTGGATATTACGGCTGTTTCTCCTGAGGCGTCGCTGCCCACGGCGCAGGTGTCGGGTCCTACGAGCGCACCGATTGTTTTCGCGCAGCAGGCGGGCGGCTTGTCGGTCCCGTTTGTTTCGTCGGTGAACGGCCAGTCGGGGGTTGTGACGGTCGCGAATGCTGGTCTGCTGGGGCTGGCGAACACGTGGACGGCTGCGAATACGTTTTCTCAGTCGATCGTGGTTCCTGAGGGCTCGAATGCGTGGATGGGAACGGCGGTCCTGAACGGGGTTACCCCGGTGACGGTGTCCACGTCGGCTGTTTCTGCTAAGTCGAGGGTGTTCCTGACGACGCAGGTGCCGGGGGGCACGCCGGGGGGGCCTTATGTGGGGACGGTTACCCCGGGTGTTTCGTTCACGGTGCTTTCTACTTCGTCGTCGGATTCGTCGACGGTGGCGTGGCACATCATTAACCATTCTTAGCGGAGGCGTTTGTGCGCGTTGATTTGCCTGGTGGCAACTGGGCGGAGCTGCGGGGGCTGGATGAGCTGAGGGCGAAGGATAAGGTCGCGATTCAGCGGGCTTTGTCTTATGTTCCTGATCCTGACGGCAAGCCGATGATGATTAACGCGGGGATGCAGGAGGACATGCAGATCGCGTTGCTGGTGTCGGTGATCACGTCGTGGTCGTACGGGGACATGCCGGTGACGAGGGCGCAGCTGGAGGATCTGCCGCTGGAGGCGTATAACGCGCTGTCGGAGGCGACGACGGATCACCTGGAGGTGATGCGGGTGGTCCCAAACCGCAGGACGCCTCCCGCCTGAAGCACATTCTCGAAGGGCAGGGCGGGCCGCTTCCGTGGGGTCTTGACAACGCGGACTTGATGTGCCTGATGTGCTACGAGAAGTACGGGTGGGCGGCGGAGGTGACGCTGGAGCAGCCGTTGCAGTGCTATATCTACCTGCCGGTGATGTGGACGGCGCTGGATCATATCGCGGAGGACCGGCGGAGGGCGGCGCGTGGCTAGTTTCGGTGATCTTGAGGCGCGGTTCGCGCGGCTGGAGGCGGTGCTCCCGTCGGCGGTGCTGGCGGCGGCGAATGAGATGCCGCCGCCGTTCGTGAGCATCGCGCGTTCGATCATGAGGCTGGGGCACCCTTTGCATACGCAGACTCCGTCGATGCCGGGCACGCCGCCTGCGTGGATCTCGGGGGCGCTGAAGGGGTCCTTCGTGAACACGGCGGCGGTGCTGACGGGGGATGTGACGGCGCGGTCGCTGACGGGTCCGACGGTGAGGTACGCGAGGATTCAGGAGCTGGGCGGGATGATGCGAGCGCATAACCCGTCGGGGTTCATGCACTGGCAGCAGCCGCCGGGGGTGTGGCACAGGTCGAGGGCGCATAGCCTGCCGCCGCGTCCGTACATGCGGCCGGCGAATGCGATCGCGGTGTATGAGGGCGGGATCAGGGACGCGGCCGGGGAGGCTTTCGGCGCGATCGTCGACGCGGTGCTGTGATGGCCGGGACGGGATGGCGGGACGTGGTTCGCGTCCCGCTTTTTTGCGTTGTGACGCGGGAGGCTGGTGGCTGATTACCTTCCGCCGATCATCCAGGAGTTCATAGCGTCAGCGGAGCGGTATATCGGCCCGGTCCGGGACATGATCGGCGTGACGGCGGCGGCGGCGGGGGCGGTCGGCGAGCTGGTGGGGGAGATCGGGCGCCTGGATGCCGCTGCCGCCGCCGGGGGCGTGGGGGCGCTGAGCGACAGGCTGGGCGAACTCGGGGTGAAGGCGGAAGGCACCGCCAGGGCGCTCAGCTCCGTGGGCGACCAGACCTCGTCGCTGTCGCGGCGGTTCACCGGGCTGAACGGCAAGATCGGCACCCTGCTCGGCGCCCTGGTTGCTCTTGACACCGAGCTGGACAAGAAGAAAGACGCGCTGGATAAGGTCGGCGCGACAGCTGCGGTGATGGCGGCCGGGCTCGGTGTCCTCAGCGCGGGCACGACGGCGTCTGCTGCTGCGGCCAGTGGCGCGAATAACTCGATCCGGATCTGGGGCACAGGGATCAGGCTGACGACCCAGGCGCTGCACTGGCTGGTGATGGGGACGCTGGAGGTCGCGGCGACGGCGATCCCGGCGCTGATCGCGTTCGGGTCGGCGGCGGCGGGCATGGCACCGACAGTGATCCACATCTCCGACGTGATGAATAACCTGCTCGTGGCGTCGGGCGGGCTGGGGAACGCTCTGCTGAACTCGGTGGGGCCGCTGCACGCCCTCGGGCAGAGTTTCGGTACCCTGTCCCGGGCGATGGCCCCCGAGGTGTACATGATCTTCGGGAGCATCATCACGTCGATCAGCAGCCACCTCAGCGCGTTCTCTCAGGTCGCCGAGCAGGCGGGGAACGTGATGGCCCGGTTCGCGTCGCACCTGTCCACCGAGCTGGGGCCGGGCGGCGCGCTGGGCGGCCAGCTCACCAAGATGCTGTCCGGCGGCGTGCACTTCATGACGCAGTGGGGCCAGCTGCTGGGGAACCTGGGGCACACGTTCGTCAACGTCGCCCACAATATGTGGGGTGCAGGCACGGCTCTGCTGAACGTGCTGGTGGTGATCTCGCACGTCCTGGAGATGCTGACCGCGAACCCGGTGATCGGGTTCCTGATCGGCATGGCCGCCGCCCTGTCTGCGGCGTACCGGTACGGGCTGCTGCTGGTCGGCATGTTCCGGGCGCTGATCGGCATGCAGCTCGTCAGCGCGATCCGGGGGATCGTCACCGGCCTGAGCTACATGTCGCAGGGCCTCGGGACCGCGCTGTCGTACTCCGGCCCGCTGGGGGCCTCGCTGTACAAGCTCGGGACGTTCCTCATGACCCCGCTCGGGGTCATGGCCGCTGCGGCGGCGGTTGTCATCGGCGCTGATCTCGTGGTGGCGATGACGCGGGGCGCGGACGCGTCGGACGCGCTGATCAAGAAGGTCCAGTCGATGACCCCGTCGCTGGGCAACATGACCAGTGGCGTGAAGCTGCTGCTCGGCGGGGTGAAGAACCTGGCTCCGCAGCTGAACGCCGCTACCCGCGCGGCGACGGGGGCCGCCGGGTCGTTCGGCCGGTTCGGGAACGTGCTGGCGGGTAACAAGGTCGCGGGGCTGACCAGTGACATGAGCAGGCTGTCGCAGGCGATCGGGACGCAGGCGATGGCGCTGGTGAACCTGGAGATCGGGTACGCGCAGATGGGGCTGCGGGCCGGGCAGGTCGGCGCCGGGATGGACGCCCTGTCGCTGGCGACGGCGGTGCAGGATTCGAAGGTCCAGCAGCTGAACCAGGCCATCGACCAGTACATCGGGCTGCTGACCGGCGGGACTGGGGCGCTGGCGGCGTTCTCGGAGTCGATGCAGAACATCGGGCAGGTCGCCGCGAACGTGCGGAACAACCTGGGTAAGGCGACGGGGCAGATGAGCCTGTCGGTCGGCCAGTTCGCGACGGCGCTGCAGTCGTTCAAGGGGACGGGCGCGGCGGCGTGGAACAACTTCGACCAGGTGGTCGGTTCGACGATGCCGCAGATGCTGGACTGGTTCAGGACCGCCGGGGTGCTGGGGGCGTCCACGGGCAGGGACGTGACCCACGCGGCGCTGGACATGGCGAAGGCGCTGGTGCCGCTCGCCGCGAAGTCGAAGACCGCGCAGGCCACGCTGCTCGGGGTGCTGCGGTCGGCGGGGCTGAACATCCCGTCGTTCAACAGGCTGAAGCAGATGGTCGCGCAGGCCGGCGTCGGGTTCGGGGACCTCAGCAAGCGGGTATCGAACACGACGATCGCGATGTCGAACCTGTCGCAGATGGCGAAGAACGTCGCGAGCGCCCTGTCGCAGCAGGTGTCCACCCAGCTCGCGAACGCCGCGCTGGCCTCGACCGGGTTCAACACCAAGCTCGCGAAACTGCAGACCGACGCGGCGAACGGCGCCCCGTGGGCCACGATCAGGGGCGACCTGCAGACGGTGCAGGACGCGATCAACACCGCCGGGCTGCGGGGCATCGCGTGGGGTAACCAGATGGCTCAGGGCAGCAGCCACGCGTCCACGTCGGTGCAGTCGGCGGGGCACAGCATGACGAGCGCGTTCTCCAGCGCGCAGGCGTCAGCGGAGCGGCTGCAGGCGTTCATCGACTCAATGCACGGCAAGAACATCATTGTCACGGTCACCCAGCAGGGCAACGTCCCGGGGGTAGGCGGCGGGGGCGGAGGGCCGTCAGGGGCACCGGGCGGGGTGCACGGCCCTAACCCGGGGATCGTGCGGCTGGGGGGCGGCGGGGCGTCTCAGGTGGTGGTGCACGTGCACGGGTCGCTGATGGCCGAGCAGGAAATGATCAGGGTGGCCCAGGCGGGCCTGAACCGGAAGACGATCAGGAACGGCTCGACGCAGCTGTTCATCAGCGGGCGCGTTCATTAGCGCGGTTGCGGTGAGGACTGCCCCGATTATCAGGGCGAACGTGATGAAGACCCGTGTCCTGACCGACAAAACGCAAACCTTTCAGTTGTCCTTTTGCGTGACCCATTATACCGGGGCGGGGAGGCACGGTGGACACCACCCTGGCGCTGTTCCGGTACTTCGCCGGGATCAGCCCGTCGTCCGGCCTGCCTGCGCCAGGAGGGCAGACGTGGGACAAGGTCGCGGTCGCCGCCACTACCCAGAACTTCGCGCCCGGCACTATCACGGACACGGTGGTCATGCCTAACTTCGCGTACCTGCCCGCCAACGTCGAGATCGCAGGCAACCTCACCGTTGACGGGAACCTGACGTTCGCCGGCTCGAACCTGGTCAACCTGACGCAGTACGGGCAGCAGCAGCTCGCTACCCAGCGGGCGCAGGCCCTGACCCCGTGGTTCGCGGGCCTGGCGAACCGGCAGGCGGCGCGCTGCAACGTGGCGGTCATCGGCGACTCGATCACCGAGGGGCAGCACGCTGTCGGGCCGCCGTCCACGGGGTTCCAGGACCGGTGGGTCGCGCGGCTGCGCGACTCGCTGAGGTCTGCCTACCCGACGCCGTTCGTGACCGGCGGGGGCCAGGGGTTCATCGGCGTGCAGTCCACGGGCGAGACCTCGTTCACGTGGCCGACGACGATCAACGGGTCGCCGACCCCGGCGTCGACGCTAGGCCCGAAGTCCTCGTTCCTGCAGCTGAACAACACCGGGCAGTCGGTCGTGTACACGCTGAACGGCGACTCGGCGGACATCATGTGGACCCAGGCACCGGGCGGCGGGACGTTCTCGTGGGCGGTGGACGGCGGGTCGGCAACGAACGTGTCCACGTCCGGCGGGTCGATCGTCGACGGGAAGGTCACGCACATCTCGCTGGGTTCGGCCGGGCAGCATACCCTCACGCTCGCGTGGGTGTCGGGGAACGCGGACGTGACCGGGGTCGTGGAGTACTGGGGGGATTTCTCGCAGGGCATCCAGGTTCACGACTGCGGGCACTTCGGGTGGACCACCCAGAACTGGATCACGGTCCTCGCGAACGGCACTACGGGGCCTGCTGCTGCCATCAAGGCCCTGAACCCGAACCTGATCGTCATCGCGCTCGGGGTGAACGACCAGTTCAACAACGTCCTCCCGGCGACGTTCCAGACGAACCTTCAGACCATGATCACGGACCTGCAGGCGGTCCTGTCGACGCCGTTCCCGTCGTTCGTGCTGTGCATGTACCCGCCGCGCACGAGCCAGTCGTCCTACACCTACCCGTGGGCACAGTACGTGAACGCCGCGTGGAACGTCGCGGGAGCGGACACGTCAGGGCCGAACCTGACGCCTATCACGACGGTGATGGACTTCACCCTCGGGCCGCGCATGCCGGGCGCGGACACCGATACCTACAGCCTGTGGCAGGGCGGCGACCTGGTGCACCCGTCGAACAAGGGCCACCAGATGATCGGCGACTACATGACCCGATTCCTGAGCGGGAGCTGACATGGCGACAACGATCAACGACAACCTGGTCGTGAACGGCCAGCTTTCCACGGTGTTCTGGACCCCGGCGGATAATGCGCTGCTGGGCGCCAACGACAACGTCGCTGCGGCCGGGGGGTCGACCGTGGCGATCTCCAAGGGCACCGTCACGATGATGAAGATCCCGATCCGGGCGTCGGGGACGATGACGAACCTGTGGTTCGGGCTCGGCGCTTCGGGAGTCGGCAGCTCGACGGGGACGTTCGTCGGCGTGTACTCCTCCACGGGGGTGCTGCTGTCAGGGTCTGCTGACGTGGGGACGCTGTTCACAGCTGCTGCCCCGTCGATCGTGACGGCGCCGCTGGCCACCGCTCAGCCGGTGTCGGCGGGCACGTTCGTGTGGGCGGCGCTGCTGTCGAACCTGGGCACCACCCAGCCGTCGCTGTTCCGTCTGGGGTCCACCGGGTCGGTGACGCTGCTGAACCTGGGCCTGACCGCGTCGGGGCTGCGGTTCTGCACGAACGGCACCGGGACGGTGCTGGGCACGCAGCTCACCGTCACGTCGAACACGCCCACGTCGGCGTTCACGTTCTGGGTGGGGTATTCCTGATGGCGCAGACCAGGTGGTACTACTCTTCGGACGCGGCGCTGACGACGCTGGCCGCGCCGCTCGGGTCGGTGTCACCCGGCACGACGGGGACCGTGCAGGTGAACTCGATCACCGGGAACCCGGGCGTGCAGGGGAACGCCAGGTTCCCGTTCACGCTGGTCGTCGAGCCCGGTACCACGAACTCCGAGGTCATCACGGTCACCCAGGCGGCGACCGGGACCGGGCCGTTCACCTACAGCAACAGCATCCGGGGTGATGACGGGTCAGCGGCCCCGGCGCACAGCGCGGGGGTGACGATCGCGCACGGCGCTGCCGGGCGGGACCTGTACAAGACCGACTGGGTCAACGTGGTGCAGCCCGCGTACGGCGCGGACCCGACCGGGGTGGTCGACTCCACCACGGCGATCAACAACGCGCTGACCGACGCGTACAACAACGCCCCGGGACAGCCGGTGTACCTTCCGGCCGGGATCTACAAGACCACGTCCCCGATCCTCGTCCCGCCGGGCGCGGTGCTGATCGGGGATCATTCCAACGAGGTCGCCAAGCCGTCGGTGGGCCGGTGGGGCAGCATCATCCAGCCGTCGGCGACGTGGGCGCAGGGCACCGCCCCGGCGAACGCGATCATCGTGGTGCAAGGCCAGTTCACGGGCGGGTACGCCAACGTGGCCGACGAGCAGAAGCTGTACGACTTCGCGATCGACTGCTCGCTGCTGACTACCGGGTCAGCGGACGGCATCCAGTTCTACGGCGGTATCTCGCGGCCCCGCGTGGAGCACGTCCTGATCGAGTTCCCGCGCGGGGCGGGCGTGAACTTCGTGAACGACCTCGCCGGGAACGGGCAGGACGCCGTGCACATGTTCCGCTGCAACGTCCTGCACGGCAACTCGGTCGGCATCCTGCACCCGAAGATCTCCGACTCGACGTACATCGACTGCCTGGTCGAGGGCTGCGCGGGGGACGGGTGGCAGATCACGAACGCGTCGAGCGGCGTGTTCATCGGGTGCCGCAGCGAGCACAACGGCACGGCGGGGGTGGGGAACGGGTACACGTTCACCGCCACGTCGTCCTCGACCGGGTCGGGTGGCTGCCGGTTCATCGGCTGCTCGACGGACCGGAACGAGGGGTACGGGTTCTACATCTCGTCGAACAACAACTCTGCCGCGCCGGTCATCCTGTCCGGGTGCGCGTTCCGCCGCGACGGCAGGAACGGCAACGCCGGAGGCGGGGTTCTCTCCGGGATCTTCTGCACGGCGTTCCCGAACGCGCTGCAGATCTCCGGCTGCCAGGTGTGGCCCGGGGTCGATGACGACGGCTCGGGGGTAACTTCCCCGCAGGTCGGGATGATCTTGTCGAGTAACAACACGAACAAGACGTTCGTGCAGGTAGGGGGCGCGACCTACATCCAGGGGTTCAACTCTGCGATCATCGACGACGGGACGACGGCGGCCACCCTGTACGACCTGACCGTGCTCGCCGCGTCCGGGTCGACGAGCGCGCCGACGGTGCAGGGACCGAGGTACGGCACGGCTTCGCTGTCGTCAGGGGTGGCCACGGTGGCGTGCACGTCGGTGACCTCGTCCAGCGTGATCCTGGTGACCGCCGGCGTGACCTCCGGGACGCCCGGGTTCCTGCACGTGGGGGCGCGGAACGCGGGCACGAGTTTCGTCGTGTCGTCGTCGAACGGCGGCGACAACTCCGCGTTCTACTGGCAGATCAACAACCCGTGAGGTAGCCGGTGGCGCTTCCGCTCCTCCCAGGCCCGCTGCCGGGGCTGCTGCCTGACACCGGGCCGCCGCTTCCCGGTCCCGTGCCGCCCGCCCCGATCGGGGCGACGGTCATCGGGTCCGGGTCGCAGGTGTTCGCCACGCCCGTGACCGGGTCGCCGCTGCCGGGCACGGCGTCGCTGGCGATCAAGTGCGCGAACACCCCCGGGGACTGGATGGTCGCGGTGATCACGTGGCGGTGCCCGCCCGGGTACGACGCCCCGGTGTTCACGGTCGCTGACGACGCCCATAACTGGTGGGAGCCGTGCGACGCAGGCTCGTCGATGTCCTCGGACCAGGGCCTGGTCCGGTGCTCCGTGTGGCGTGCCCCGGCTGCCAGGGTTACCGCGCCGCCGAAAGACTCCGGGCTGCCGCCGCAGACCACGGTGTTCGTGGCCCCGAACAGCTACACCACCGCATTCGCGGCGATCATCTGGAACGTGGCCAACATGGCTCCGTGGGTGAACACCATGGCAGCCACGGGCTTCGGGAACTCAGTCACCGCCATCACAGGGAGCCTGCCCGCCCCGGTGAGCCAGCAGTTCGCGGTCACCGTGGCCGCGTCGGACAACCTGACCGACACGGTCACCCTCGCGCCCGGCGGCCTGTGGTCCCCGGTGGCGACCGTGACCGGCAGCAACGGCGTGGACGACTCCGCTGACATCCAGTGCTCGGCCGCATGGCAGTACACCACGACGGCGTGCTCGGCGACGTGGAACTCGACGGGCACGGTGAACTTCGCGGTCGGGCTCGGGGGGATGCTGTGCGCGGCAGCCGCGCCGGCCAGGCCGCTGTCGAACTGGCCGGTGACGTACTTCGAGATGGCGCCCGGCTCCGGGTTCCAGACGATGCCCGACAACATGACGTGGGTGCCGGTGACGACCGCGTCGATGGCGCTGGAGATCACGCAGGGCAGGCAGTACGAGACGGCGCAGCTGTCCACGGGCGAGGGAACGCTGCTGTTCGACAACCCGACCGGGTCGTTCCTGCCGCCCGGGTCCGGGTCGCTGGCCGGCATCAACGCGGGCACCCCGGTACGGCTGCGGACCGCGTGGACCGGCGGGTCGTGGCAGGTGTCGTTCACCGGGAACGGCTTCACGGCGAACCCTCAGGCGCAGGGATCGGTGACCATCCCAGCGACCGCCGGGGCCACGTACTCGTTCCCGGCGTGGCTCGCGTGCTCGGTGCCGTGGGCAGCGGGAGTGTCGCTGGTGATCACGTTCCAGAACGGGAGCGGCACCCCGCTCGGGACAGCGGCGTCCGCTCCGGTGACCAGCCCCCTTGCGACGCTGGCGATCGTCACCGGCATCGCCCCGTCAGGCACGGTGCAGGCGGTGATCACGGTCCAGGCCAACGGGATACCGCCGGTCAACGCCGCGTTCCGGGCTGCGTCCGCGCCGTACCCGTCCGTGCCCGGCTGGCTGCTGCTTCCCCCGGCGGTGCCGTGGACCGCCGCGAACGGCGCGACCGTGACCGTGACGGGGCAGTGGAAGCCCGACCCGCTGGGACCGCCGTGGGCCACCCCGTGGTACCTGCCGTACTCGGGGAACATCGAGCGGCTGCCGCAGCAGTGGGACGAGACGTACCGGGGTTTCACCGAGGCCACGGTCACCGACGCGTGGTTCGCGATGAACTGCGAGCCGCAGCCGATCATGTCCACCGAGGTCCTGCACGACAACCCGTCTCACTACTGGCCGTGCGCGGACGCGCAGGGAGCGTCAGCGGCAGCGAACCTCGCGCAGGGCAGCAACGTGCCGCTGACGGTGACGCAGTCGAAATACGGGGCCGGCGGAATCCAGCAGCAGTTCGGGAGCACCCCCGCGACCACGCTGGTCGGGACCTCGTCGACGCTGCTGATCAACCCGACGTTCCGGGTCACGGTCGGCGAGGGCATGTGGCAGCTGACGAACGTCGGCGCGCTCAGCGCGAACAGCGGGTACACCCTCGTGGCTTCCACCAGCACGTTCCCGCCGATAGCGGGCGGGGTGTCCATCGAGTTCTGGTTCCAGATGCAGAGCCCGTTCAGCCTCCAGCAGCCGTCGCTGATGACGGTGGGGAACACGGCCGGGCAGATCTTCGGCTTTTACGCCGACACCTTGTCGGCGGGCCTGCACATGTCCTGGCATAACGGGGCAAGCCTGACCACGATCGGGTCGACGGTGTACACGCTGACGCCTGGCACCCCGCCGATGACCCAGGTCGTGATCACGTTCAACAGGACCGCGTGGACCGTGTACCTGAACGGCCAGCAGGCCGGGTCCGGGTCGTGGGGATCTCCGCACCTTCCGCAGGACTTCTCGTTCATCTGGCTGAACGGGACCTCGAACGCGGCGGGGATCAGCAGCCTGAATTTCAACGGCAGCACCGGCCAGCTCGCGGTGTTCCCGTTCCTGCTCCCGCAGCAGAGAATCCTGACCCATTACAAGGCCGGCCTGACCGGGCTGGCGGGCGAGCCGTCGCAGAACCGGATCGAGCGGCTGCTGCAGGGCGGCGACAACGCGCCGGGCCGCAGGGCCATCGGCAAGCAGGGCGGCATTTACGTCACCCCGGTCGTGTCCTGCCAGGACATACCGGGAGAGCCAACGTCGCAGTCGGTCAGCAACATCGCGCAGGCCGTGCTGCCCGGCATGTTCTACGTTGCGCCGACCGGTGACCTGGTGTCGCTTTCCAGGCAGGCTGCCTGGAACCAGGCAGTGCAGTGGGTGCTAGGAGAGGAATCTTTCGCCGGGGAGTTCCACTACGAGCCGGACATCTCGTTCGACTACGACCTGACCCGCATCCAGAACGAGATCCAGCTCACCCAGCTCGACACGCAGGACGATGTCGTGCCCGCCGACACGGCGCTGGTCGACGCCTCGCAGAAGCAGTACGGCTGCGTCACGAACTTCGCCACCGGCTACCTGAACGGCGACACCAGGGTCGCGCTGAACTACGGCCCCGGTCTGCTCGACCTCGCGAACTGGCTCGCGAACACGTACGCGGCGCCGGACCTGCGGCTCAACCACGTGACCGTGACGGCGCAGGCGTCCCCGTTCCGGTGGCGGTTCGTTCTCGGGGTGTCGGTGGGTGACCTGGTGACGGTGAACCGCAGGCCGTTCGGGGCGGGGAACCCGGTCATCTCCATCACAGGGCGGGTGACGCAGACCCAGCGCCGCTGGGCGTTCGGGGTGAAAGGCGAGGTGTCAGCGTCCGTGACCTGCATCATCGACAACGCGCCTGAGGCGGCGGCGCTGCAGCTGGGCAGCACGACGCTGGGGCTGCTCAACGGCCTGAACACGCTGGCGTGGTGACCGGTGTCGCTTTACCTGCCGCAGCCGTCCACCTGGTCCACCGCCGAGGTGATCACCGCGCCGCAGCTGCGAGCGGACTTCGCGGGCACCATCCAGCTGCTGTCGCACCCGCCCATGTTCATCGGCGCCCAGACCCTCACCAGCCAGGTGATCACCGCCGACACGAACACGCCAGTCACCCTGGACACCGAGGTCGCGGACTCGGTCAGCGGGCATTTCCTGACCACCGACAGCGCCCAGTACTTCGGCCAGTTCCCCGGCTGGTACCTGGCCGAGGTGACCGCGCCGCTGAACTACACGGGCGGCGGGGGGGCGTTCGCGGTCGGCGTGCAGGCGCAGCAGAACGGCACGGCGACCACGAAGTTCGGTATGCGGATGCCGAACACGTCAGGCAGCTTCTCCGTGGCATCGGGGGCGCGGCTGTGCCAGATCGCGGTGACCGGGGTGGTCGGCGGCTCCGGAGATTTCATCGCGATGTCGGTGAACCAGACCGGCACGGGAGCGTTCTCCTGGCCGCTGCTGAACGGCACGTCCAGGTTCCCGCGCCTGGCCTGCCGGTGGGTGTGCGCGCTGTCCGGCACCGCGCCGCTGCCTGTCCCGTCGAACGACGCGTTCCCGCCGCCGTCCACCACCCTGACCGGCACGGTCGCGGCCGGAGGCACCCAGATGGTGCCCGCGTCGCTGACCGGGATGACGTTCTACGGCGGGCAGGGCACCACGCTGGGCCTTGACATCGGCACCCCGGCCGCTGAGAACGTCGTGATGACCGGCCCGGCAGCGTCCGGGACCGTGCCGATCACGCCTGCCGCGCACGCGCACGCGTCGGGGGCGGCGGTGAGCGTCCCCGTTGACGCGCCGTTCTTCAACAAGAACGTCAGGGACGCTGCCGCGTTCCTGCTGTACCCGCCGGTCATGCAGCGCCAGTACCTGGGCGGTTCCCCGATCCCGCTGGGCTCGTCCACCGGCCTGCCGGCGATCGGGCAGCCTATCCAGCTGTTCTCGGCGACCATGGATAACTACAGCGCGTCGAACTCGAACGGGTGGATTGCCCCGGTCGGCGGCCTGTACTACGCGCACGGGTGCGTGGCCATCGCCAGCAACGCCACTACCACAGTCGCGGCGGCAGGGCTCACCATCACGTCAGCGAACTACAACTCCGGGACCACGTTCACGCTGTGGGGCGGAGGCCAGTCCGCCGTCAACTCCGACCCGGCCGCCTCGGTCGAGGGACTGGTCACCGCGTGCACCGTCACCCGGTACCTCAGGCTCAACGCAGGCGACGCGATAGCGCTGGCCGGGTTCCAGCACGACACCAGCGGGCTCGGCGCGACCCTCCTTGGGTCGGGTAACTACTCCTGCCGGCTGATCACGATCTGGGAGGGCGCTTGACGCTGCTGCAGCCCCCCGAGATCCCCGTGTTCACCGCCGGGCTCAACCCCCTGCCAGCTGATTTCGCCGGCTGGGTCACCGCGCCGGCAGGATTCCAGACAGCCGGGGTGGTGTTCCGCGCCCAGCAGACAGTCACCCAGACCCTGACCGGGTCGGTGAACACCGTGCAGTACGACGCGGTGCTCGAAGACCCGTACAGCGGGTGGAACGCGACCGGGATGCCCGCGAACTCGTGGACGCCGCCATTCGATGCCTGGTACCAGGCTGAGGCGTTCGTGTCAATCAACACCACCGCCGTCAACCTGCAGCTCGCCATCACGGTCAACGGGTCGGTGTCGTACACCACGAACCAGGTGACGCTGGCCGGGGGCACGTCGGGAGGCGCGTCCGCGTGGGCGCAGGTGTTCCTGATCGGGGGCCAGGACTACATCACGGTGCAGGCCACCCCGTCGGCTGGGAGCACGCCGACGGACACGACCAGCATCGGGCGGTACTCGCAGCTCGGGATCATACTCATCAGCCAGTAGGGAGCCCTGCATGCTGTTCCTCCCGATCGTCGCGCATGCCCTGACGGCGCGCGAGCCCGTCACCTGGGATTCGCTGGCCCCGGTTCTCGGGATGGTCACCTGCTCCGGCCTGGCGGTCCTTCCCTACCTGACGTACCAGCCCGCAGAACTGCCTGTCCAGCCACCGGCAAGCGCCACATACGGGGGGGAGAGCGGTGAAGCCCTGGGAACTGCTGCTCAGGCGCACATGGGCGCTGATCAGGGATGTGGTCCTCACCGGCACCGGCATATTCCTGGTTTTCAAGGAAACGTTCGCGCCAGGACCAGACTGGGAAGGGGTCCTCGGGGTAGCGCTCGCGTTCACGGTGCCGTCGATCGCGGAGCACGTGAAGGCGATCTTGCCGTCTTCCGCAGCCGACTCATTGTCGCAGTCATCGCAGCAGCATGGGTCACAGCCATCATCACCTATGCGAGGGGGATCTGGTGAGCAGCATAGCGAATAGGCTCGGGCCGCAGGGACCGAAGGGGCCGAAGGGCGACAAGGGCGACGCCAGGCTGTCGCCCCAGGTCAGCAGGGCGCTGGTCGTCTTGTTCCTGCTGCCGTCGCTGATCGCGGTTGCTGCCGTCATCGGCGTGATCGTGGACAGCGTCAGCTACCAGGCTGCGCAGCGCCGCCAGCAGCAGGTGCAGGAACAGCAGGGCAGGATCGTGGAACGCAAGCTCTGCCAGACGCTGGACGGGCTGGTGCAGCTCCGGCCGCCACCGGGGAACCCGGCCACGAACCCGTCGCGGGCGTTCGAGCAGCGGCTCCACGAGAAACTCAGCCAGCTGGCCCCGGACGTGGGCTGCCCTGTGGCGAAGGGTAACGGGCGGAAACGGTTACGGGTGAACGGCAGCAGGTAGGGTTTCATGTCTGTGTGACCGAGCCAGATCATGATAGCGCCGACCATGTCGCCGGACACGGGCTGCCCGGCTTCCATCCTGGCTCTCAGTGACCCCGACGGGGAGCCGGTGATCTGCGTGAGGGCCTGCCGCCACGACAGGTGGTGACGCTTGCGCTTCCGGTCGATCGCTGCGGCCAGCGCCCGCGTGTCCACGGTGCGGCGGGCCGTGGCGGTCATCTGCAGGCCCGCGTGCGCGGACCCGTACTGTTCCGTGAACGGGTCATGCAGCGAGGGTAGCAGGCTGATGAGGAGGCAGGCCGTGGGGTTGCTCCCGGATAATGACGGCAGGCGCCGGGCCGTGAAGGTGATCGCCGTGTGCCTGCTGGTGCTTCTCGCTGATTCGGCCGGGTTCGCGGTCGCGGAACGCATCCCGTTCTGGCACGGCCTGTACGTGATCCTCGCGAACGCGGAGACATTCGGCGGGGACGTTCCCCCTACCAACACAGCCGGGTACGTGTGCAACACGGTCGTGCTGCTCGTCCTCATCCCCCTGTTCGGTGCGGTGATCTCGTTCTTCACCTCCGGGCTCACCGAGGCTCACGTGAAGAACGAGACCGCGAAGCTGCACGAGAAACTGGACTCCCAGCACTCGGCCCACGCCGCGAAGCTGGACGAGATCCACCGGAAGCTGAACGGGGGTGATGTGCCCTGACCTATGACGTGAACCCCGTAGCCCTCCCCTTGAGAATGTGCCCCTCCCCCCGCCCGAACCGGGGGGAGGGGCACATTCTCATTCCACCGGGGGTTTCAGCAGCGCGGGCGCAACCAGGTCACGGACCGTGTCCGCGCTGACCGCAGTCATGTACGTGTAAGCGACCGGGGAATCGGGCTGGCTCCCGTACATCCATTGCCACGGCATGGGGACCTGGCGGCGCCACACAGTCACGGGTGCCTGCAGGCACCTCACGCAGCACGGGAGGATGTACCCGTCTCGCAGCGCGTACACAGTGGCATCGAGCAAGCAACCGGATGAGGCGCAGCATTTCCGTGACGGTGTCACGGAAATGACCCGCTGGCACTGCGCGCGGTACCCGTCCGCGTGCTCGATGATCCTGCCGTGAAGCTCCACGTCCAGCAGCCACGCGTACCGCCCGCAGCAGTCCAGGCGCGGGCCGTGGAGGTGGGCGTGGAACCCGCACGAGCAGTCCGGGTGCGGGGCCTCATGCGCCCCCTTGTCATCCGGCGCCTCCCCGCCCCGGTACGACCGGGCGGAGAACCCGCAGCACTGCGCGGTATCCTTGGCGCCGTACCGTATGTACACGCCGCTGCCCCGGAACGGGGCGCCCCGGTCCGGGGTGAGCCGCGCGGTCTTCTGCGCCCGTATCACCCCGGGTCGCGGCTGCGCGACCCGGGGCACCGGGTGCGGCTGCGCGAGCGGCAGGGCGGGGAGGCCGAGCGATGGCGACAGCACGCTGAACGGCGTTACCGGCGGCCGGGGATATGGCGTCGATGACGAGTACGTCCAGGTGAAGTCAGAGAAAGCAGAGACAGGCACGGCCCTGACCGTTCCGTGGTGCTGCACGTACAGGACAGCGGGGGCGATCCGGGGGCTGACCGTAGCCTCAAGCCCCCACAGGTACCGGGGCTGCGTCAGGCTGGGTGTCGCTGGCAGTGCAGCTGGCGGCTGGAACAGCCGGCTGAACAGGCGCCGTGTCCGGAAGCGGCGGCTCACCGGGGACGCCGGTCATGACGTACTCGCGGAGAGGCTGGCCGATATTGCACATCAGGGTTCCTTTCAGTGTTCCTATCAGGATGCGGTCAGGGTACCACGGGCCAGGCTCGCCCGGTAGACCGCATCATAGGCCCGGATCAGGTCCTCAGCCGGGTACACCGCCGGCCACCGGCCCCGGGACCGTGGCCCCGGCTTCCGGCGGCCCGCAGGCTCGATGGAGGTCAGCCGGATCAGCTGCCGGACCTGGGTCACCGTCAGCTCCGGCGGGCCGAGCAGCGCCGCTGCCTGCGCCGCTGTCCAGTACCGGCTGTCGTCGCCGAGCGCTGGCAGGGTCATGCGACGAGCCCGGTAGTGGAGTCGTTCCATACCAGCTGCCATTCGCAGGCGTACCGGCCGTACTCGATGTGGGCGACCGGCGGGTTGCCGTCCCGGTCCCGGCACTGCGGGTACACGCAGCGGATCTCGCCTTTCAGCGGGCGCATCCGCAGCGTGGTGAACAGGCAGTACGGGCAGGCAGGCTCAGGCTGGCCGGGCTTGCGGGGGAGCCGCTGCGGCTGCTCGGCCTCGCCCAGCGCGATGCGGGCCTGCCATTCCCATGACGTGAACTTGCGGATCACCCCGGACTGGGCCTTGTAGTCCGCTCCGTGGCACATCGACAGCACTGCCCGGACCGCGAGCAGGGTGTTCGCGTCGCTGCCCCCCCGGCCGTCACGGCAGGCCCCGGACAGGCGGTACCGCAGGTCTGTTTCCAGCTCCCGCACGCCTGCGTGGATGGTGGTCAGCGCGCAGGCGACCGGGCTGTTCCATGGCGGACGCGACCCTGAGCTGCCGTGCGGCATTCCCGGCACCGGGCTGCGTGGCTCGGCGATCTCGCGTTCCAGCTGGCCCAGGGCTGTCTCCAGCGCCGATGCTGCGTCAGCGAGGGCCTCGCTCAGCGGTGCCGTCATGTGATCGCCGCTTCGCCGGGTTCCTTCAGCTTCGCCAGCACCGCGAGGCAGTCCGCGATCTGGTCAAGCTCCTGCGCGATCAGCAGCAGCGCGGACACCAGTGCCTTGCCGATGTACAGGTCCTGGACCGGCTGGTTGAAGTTGCGTCCCTGCGCGTCCGCGCCTTCCAGCAGGTGCTGGATCTTCTCGATGGTGATCTCGGGCTGGGCCACTCAACTCCAACAGGGTCAGGGGATGTCTAGCTCGAATCCTGCCAGGTCGCGTGCCGCCGTGCCGAACGCGATAGCGAGGTTGCCGGCCAGGTCGGCAGGGGGGAACGTGTTCCAGAACGATCCCATGCCCATGTGCACGGACAGGGCCGCGAGCTTGCCGCACACCTGGATGAGGACCCGGGAGATGGTCACGTCATCCAGGTCGGGCAGGGCCAGGCGGTACTCGTCGGCCATGTGCAGGGCGAGGGGCAGGAGCATCTGTCCCGCGACCGACGATGCTGCCGCCTCGGTGGCGATGAGGATGATCCTCTCAGCATCAGTCAGGGACATGCCGTTTCCTTCCGTTCCTTTTCCTCGCATAGTACCAGGTCAGGACATCTTCCATCCGGAACGCGGGCACGCCGCGCACGTCGCACAGCTCAGGGAACCCGTTGACCCGCCGCCGTGACCACGCCGAGTAGATGCGCTGCCGCGTCCACTGTTCCCCTGTGGCGTCGGTCATGAACCGGGCGGTTACCGCCCAGCTTCCCCATCCGTACGGCAGCCGGGGTGACGCGCTCATTCCTGCGGATCGGGATCAGGCAGCTGGTCGGGCGGCGGGGGAGGCTTGGGAAGGGGGCACACCTGGCCGGTCCGGTGCTGCCTCCCGCAGCGGGTGCAGCCCGGAAGCGCGGGCCTTGGCGGTTTCGGCGCCATCGTTCATTCTCCTTGCCGTTCGGGCCGTGCATCTATCCAGGCGAATGCGGGGGCACCCAGGCCGAGGGCAGTGAGCTTTCCCTCGTATCCGGGGACGATCCTGTGCCAGCCGTCAGGCGTTATCTTGCGGGAGCTGCCGCCGATCGGGCCGAATACGATTTCCTGCGGTTTCGCGTGCTGCGGGGACGCCGGGAAACCGCACTGCAGCCCGCTCACAGCACGATCGGGGGGAACGTGAACGATATCGCGTTAAGCTGTGCCCATATCCTGCCGGATTGCAGGTCCGCCGGCGTCCACACTTCCACGTCTGCTTTGGCTTGTTCCAGCAAAGCGATCCATGCTTTCTGGTTCGGGCTGAGCCTGGTTCCGGCTTTCAGCTCACGGAAAAGGACCCCTGCAGGGCCTGCGATTACCAGGTCGGGAAAGCCAGGCCCCCAGGACATGCGCGAGTCGCGGGCGTGGAAGGCTTTCAGGGACGGTTTCATCTTGATGAGGGCACGGATTTTCTCCGCGAACTCTTCTTCGGGCCTGCGTCGTGGTGCCCGGGTTCCCCCGTGCGAGGCGGGAACCCGGGCGGTGGCCGGGAACTCTGCGCCCGCCCCGGCGTGGTTCTCAACAGCCACGTTTACATGCTACGCGTTGGCGTGGGGGGCGCCTGCTGGGTAGCAGGGGTTGAGCACCACGACGGGCAGGGACGGGAACTCGGACCTGATCCTGGCCGCAGCTTCGGGCCAGTCCTCGAAGAACCCGGCGACAGGGACGCTCTCTGTCTTGAGTGCGCGGAGGATCGCGATCTTCAGTTCCGCGTTGGGACGGTGGTCGCCCTGCCTGCGCATGATGAGCCGGTCCCAGGGCACGCCCCGTATCCCGAGCCATTCGGTGGTCAGTTCCCTGGCGATCTCGGACCGGCCGGTGATGATGAAGTGCCGGTGCCGTTCCCTGAGCATGTCCATGAGCCAGGCGGTGCCGGGGATGAGCTTGTCGTCCGTACAGGCCAGTGAGTAGTCATCCCACGTGCTTTCCCCTGCCTTGATCTTCGCGATCATGGGCTGGCGGTGCAGGGTGTCGGCGATGGTGGAGTCCAGGTCCCAGCACAGCACGGGCAGGGACAGCCGGTCCAGCTGCGCGGCGATGAAGTCCGCTACCGCCTCGTCGGGGTCTTCGCCGTCCATCACGGCGAGGCGGCGCACCTGCGACCGCGAGCGCGGGAAGGTATCTGACAATGCCGGTGAAGCCTCAGAAAATGCTGGGGAAACCATAGTCACCTCTTTTCCCGGGTCCTTTCCCTACGGGGATGATCCTTTCAGCCGTGGGAGTGTCGCGGACGATGATGGCGCGGCGGCGGTGCGGGACATGCGCGTCGGGGGGGAGCTGCGGGGGCGGCGGGGGGTCGGGGGTAGTGTCCCCGGCGCGTGCCCTGCACAGGGCGCACAGCTTCTCGCCGTGCACCCTGTGCAGCATGATCCCGGTCAGGTACCCGCAGGACTGCCGGGGCGGCGGGTCAGTCTTCTTCATCCTCGCCTGCGCCTGCGGCTTCCTTTTTCTTGGGGCCGCCGGACTTGCCGGCCTTCTTGATGGCCGGTCCCCGGATCTGCGTGAACTTGACGGGCTCGTAGACGCCCATGCCCATCGCCCGCAGCGCGCCGACGCCCTGGTACTGGCCGGTCAGCCAGATCATCGCCCACTCTTCGTAGGTGAACGGGTGGTCGGTGCGGACCGTGAACTCGATGTACACGTCCTCGCACACTTCGGTGTACTGGATGCCTGACTGGCGGGTCTTCTCGTTCACCGGGAAGGTCTGCATCACCCGGGTCTTCTCGTGGAACGGGTCGCCTGCCTTGTACACGCGTCCTTCCTTGCAGTCCTCGCAGTCCGAGGCGCAGCCCTCGCGGGGGTGGTCGGAGGCGTGGAACAGGTAGACCCGCAGGTCGTCGACGAACACGTGCTCGGGGAGGTAGTTGGTCAGGTACTTGCGGGTGTTGCCCCATGACCTGATGTCCAGCTTGTTCTCCGGGGACGCGCAGGCAACGGACACTGCTTCCTTCATCGCTGCCTTGACCTGCCGGCCCTCGATGTACATGCCCAGCTCGGTGTCCCGCTTGAACCCGTTCAGGTTCTTCATGATGTTGGCCTGGGCTACGGCCTCGTCGAGGGTCACGTTGCGGTCCAGCATGGTCTGCGCGACCATGGCCCGGTAATCTTCCTCGCTTTTCCCCGCGATCTTCGTCTTGATCCATGACTCGGCGATCATCGGGTCGGAGGGGATGCCGCCGGCGATGGCGCCGATGCGGAATCCGACGGTGAACTTGTACGGCCATGCGCGCTCGTCATATTCCTTGAACACGTTCCCGGCCGGGGGAATGGCAACAGCCACTTCGGTTTCCTTTCCTTTTCCCTTGTTTCGTGTCAGGCGCTGATGACAGCCGACCTGCGCTGGATCGCGTCAGCCACGTTGGACCTCAGCTCGGCGACCTGCTCGTCGGTGAGGTGGTCCCGCACGACCCCTTCCGGTACCTTGCGTGCGAGCGCGTCCATGAAGACGGCCTCGAAGTTGTAGGTAGCGGACGCCTCGTGGCAGGTCGACGCGATGAACCGGCAGTCCGCGCTGGTCAGGTTCCCCAGTTTCTTGATCACGTTACCGGCGGTGCGGTACTGCAGCTCGTCCAGGTAATCTTTCAGCGGCTCGGGGTTTCCCTGGCTGAAGGCCGCTGCCGCCGCCGCGAACCGTTCCCTCTTCAGGGACCGGCGCGCGGTCGCGTGGCTCGCGAGGCGGGCGTGGCCGATCTGCCTGCTGATCAGCGACGGCCCGCAGGCCATGAGCCAGCCGCTGAGCAGGTCAGGGTCGTCGGATTTGACCTGCTCGAAGATCAGCTTCGCCACCTTGGCCGTGACGTAGTCCCCTTCAGGGATGCGTTCCTTGATGTAGGCCGTCATGTCGGCCACGTAGTCGCGTCTTGCCATTAGGTTCCCGTTCCTTTTCAGTTCCTGGTCTCAGGCGGTCCTGCTGCTGCGTAGGTGAGCAGCTCGCGGAACGCGGTCGCTACCTCGGCCGGGTCCGCTGACTCGGTGGTCGCTTCGGCCGTCCTGAACGCGTCCATCATATCACCTATATCAGCCGCGTCTAGCATGGAAACGTCCGCGATGTCGCGTCCGGTGAATTCCGACCTCATTTCGAGTATGTCACCTGGAACGGCACCGGGGAAATAGGTCCCGAACATTGCGTTCAGCTCCGCCAGCTCTGGCACGGCAGCGTCCAGCTCACCCGGTGCCTCGCCCGGGATAGCCGGGCTCACCCTGGCCGGGGCGGGGGAGGCATAGGTGCTGGTGATCTCCCCGTCCTCGTCGGCCATGGAGTTGAACGCGTGCATCTCCGCGCTCGACGGGACGTAGTCCCAGATCCTGCGGATCGCGGACTTCCGCCACATCGCGTCGAAGTCGGTGTGCCAGGTCGAGTTCCGCTTGCCGTTCTGCTCGGCGCGGGCGTAGTTCCTGGAGAACCGGTCCCTGATTTCCTCTGCCTGGGTGCGGGTGAGGATGGAGACGCGGCTCCTGCCCCCGTTGAGGAGCCACGCGAACGCGTAGGCGCGGATGACATGGCCACGGTCCTCGTCCTGCGAGGGCCGGTGGAAGAAGTCGCCGGGCTGCCGCATCGACGGGACGTACGCCCACTCGTCTTTCTCGCAGATGAATTCGGCGATGACGGACTCGACCTGCCCGGAGTTGTACATCATCTTGACCATTCCCTGCCATTGCGGGATCAGGGTGCAGGTCTTGCCGAACGGGACGAGCGCGGCTTCCTTGGTGCCGGGCATGAGGCCGAGGGTGGCGCAGGACATGAGCGCGCCGAGGAACGACTCGGCGGTGCAGTCCAGCAGCAGCGGCGACTTCTGCACGCAGGTCAGGGTGGTGCGGATGAACAGGGCAGGGGGGATGTGGGAGGGCAGCGCCTTCGCGAACTCGCCGGACATGGAGTCCAGGACGTGCCGCATGGTCGCGGTCTTTTCCTTCACCACGTCCACGGCGGTTCCGGGGTTGCTGCTGCGGGCGTCGCGGACTCGGTCAGTGAGGCTCAACCTGGTTCCTTTCTCGTCGCTTTGGCAGCATCGTATCCACAGGGTCTGACATCTACTCTTCGCTGAGGAAAGCAGCCACTTCTGGCGGAACTTCCATCCACAGCGTCTCCCCGCACTCGTCGCAGGTCACCGCGACCTCGCTCATCCCGTCCTCGTAGGGAACGTCGCTTTCCTGCTGGTTGCCGCAGTCGCAGGTGAGGCGCACCTGCACCCGCAGGCAGCGCAGCACCGTGGCCTGAACCGGGCGGGGGCGGGGGCGCCGGGTAAGGAGCACCAGGGCAGCGATGACCGCGCCTGTGAGCAGGCCCGCGTTGAACACCCCGAGGTAGCCCGGCCACGCCGATACGTGGTTAAAGGTCATGAGAACCACGCCGCCCGACTGAGACCACGCTATTTCTCCGGTTCCAGCACTTTCTTGCCCATGTAGGACACCAGCGGCTCAGGAAGCGCAACCGTGCCATCCTCCCTTTGGCCGTGCTCGATAATTGCGGCCCACATCCGCGGAGTAGCCATGGCCGATCCGTTGAGGTAGTAGGGCGGCCTAGTCTGACCAGCTCCGGCGCGGTATCGGATATTGCTTCGCCTGGGCTGGAAGTCGGTAAAGTTTCCGACTGAAGAGACTTCGAGCCAGCGATCGACGCCGGGCGAGTGAACCTCTAGGTCGAAGATGCGTGAGGACGAGAACGTAAGATCGCCCGCAGCCAGGTCGACAACCCGGTAAGGCAGTTCCAGAAGCTGAAGAGGCCGCTCGGCATCCGCCAGCAGGCCCTCAAATTCGTCTTGAACCGTCTCTGCCGTACAGATACGAACAAGCTCGACCTTATGGAACTCGTGAAGCCGCTGAAGGCCTCGCGTATCCTTCCCGGCCGATCCGGCTTCTCGCCTGAAGCAGACCGAGTACGCCATATAACGCTTCGGCAGTTCATCTTGTTCGAATAGCTCACCTCGGTGCATGCCGGTCAGTGGAACCTCACCGGTCGGGATCAACCACAGATTGTCCAGGGTGGTGTTGTAAGCGTCATCGGCGAATTTAGGCAGGTGACCAGTGCCTTCGAAGACTTCGCTGCGCACCATGTGCGGGACAAGGACCTCACGGTATTTATCACGGTTGAGGTCGAGGCCAAACTGCACGAGAGCACGGATCAGCCTTGCCCCGTCACCAGAGAGCAACGAGAAACCAGAACCGCTCAGCTTTGCGGCGCGCTCGGGATCGAAGATTCCAAGGTCGCCCGCGACCTCCCAGTGCGGGCGGTAGTCCGCTGGGTTGTATTTGTCAGCCGGAGGTCCTTCGACCCGGAGAACAACATTGCACGACTCGTCGAGACCATCTGGTGCGTTCGGTGAGGGCAAGTTCGGCAAGACTAGCAGGAGCGATCGTGAGTTGCTCTCAGCCTCCCGAAACGCGACCTCTTTCTCGGCGAGACGAGACTTGAGGTCCGCCAGCGCCTCGCGCTCGCCAGCGGCGTTCGGATCGTTGGCCGCGATCAGTTTCCCGACCTGCTTCGAGCGCGAGTTCATCTCGGCGCGGAGCCCTTCGACCTCAGTCAAGATAGTCCGGCGAAGGATCAGGGCATCCCTGGCGGAAAGGACGAGATCCGACGCAACGCCTCTGCGCGCTAGCGCCGCGACGACCGTTCCCGGCTGATCAAGCAGTAGATTCGAGTCGATCATTATTTCCTCCCTGGGTCAGCTCGCTTGCCAGACTTCGGGTACGTGGCCATGGATCACGGCCTCTCCGCTTCGTGCCCGTGGACGTGCCTGGCATGCCCTTCGATGTTGTCGTGCAGCTCGCCGAGGGTGCTCCCTTGCAGGATCGGCAGGCCGCAGTACGTCAGCCTGCGGTCACCGTCTTCCGTTCTGGCAGTGACGAGCATGCACTCGATGGTTCCGTCGTCTTTCAGCCAGAACGGCCAGTCCATGATGTCCGGCATCATGTCGTCCCGTCTGCTATGCGGAAGGCGCGGCTGCGGTAGGCACGGTACAGGTCAGGTTCGTCTTCCTGCAGCCGTTTCGTGTCTATCTTCACAGTTGACTTCGAGTACTTCGCGGCGATGTCGGGGTGGTCGGCGGTCAGGTATCTCTGCCGGAACGTGCCGTTGCGGCGCCAGGTGGCGAGCACTTCGGTGCCCGCGACGGCGACTTCCGCGTCGCCCATGATCATCTTCATGTCGTTGATCGCGGCCTCGCGGCGCCACGTGGCCCGCTCGATCCTGGCATCGCACGTTTTCACCACGGTGCGCATGGCTCTCATGTGCGACGCCTGTTCCGGGGTCAGGTTCAGGAAGCTGCCGGGCTCGGCGTCCCACACCGAGTCCAGCAGCAGGGCGGTGCGCGGTGACCCGCCCGGCGGGGGCGGGTTGTCGTCGGCGAGGCGCTGCATGAATTCCTCGCCCGCGTCGATGAGCATGCCGATCAGCTCGTCGTCCCGGGCCACCCGGTACCAGCGCAGGCTGTTCCCGCCGATGAGCGCGGCGAGGTAGCCGTGGCTGGCCCCGGTGACGGCGAGGTACCACTGGAGCTGGATCGCGGGCGGGTCGGCGGGCTCGTCCTGCCACTGCTGGGACTGGTACGCGGACCGGGTCTTGACTTCCAGGGGCACTTTCACGGTGCGGGCACGCCGGGCGGGGGGCGTGGCGACGAGCCGGTCGATGCTGGCCCGCATCCACGGCTTGTCGGCGCGGGCCAGCGTCCCGGGAGAGGGGTAGAGCCGGAGCCCGGCCCGGCGGGCGAACTCGCGGGCGACCAGTTCCTCGTGGAGGTGCCCGAACCGCGCGGCCTCGTCCATCTGCGCGGTGCGGCGGGCCTCGCCCATGCCTTTCTTGTCGAAGTACACGTCCAGCGCGGTCCGGCGGTCATCGAAGCCGAGGATCGCCGCGATGTCGGACCCGCCGATCCCGGACCGGCGCTGCTGCAGCCACTGCTCGCGGGACCGCCGTTCGAGGCTGGGCGGTGCGACGCGGACAACGCTGGCAGTCGTCATTCTTCCTCTTCCTCTTCATCGTCCCGGCGAGCATTTCGGTGATGTCCAGCACCGCGTGCTCGGCGGGGGTCAGCAGCGGGTCACTTGTCATGGGTCGTGTCGCAATGGTCGCCGCCCAGGCACGGAGTGCACAGGCACGTGCATGTCGATGTGACCCCGGTGCAGTTACCTTCCATCCTCGATCTCCTCGCCCAGGCGGGTGTGCTCGTCGGCTGCCCACGCCCGCATCGCTGCTTCGAGAACCTTCCGCAGGAACTCCCGGTTCATCCGGTCGGCTTCCCGGTCGGCTTCCCTCAGCTCCCCGATCTGGGTCTCGCGCAGGCTCCCGGTGCTGTCGTCGTCGATGTACTCGCTGGCGCGGGCCATGTACGGGAGGCAGTGATCTTCTATGTAGGCCGCGAACGCGGCGTCGATCATGTGCTCGCTAACGAGGTTCATAGGTCTTCACCGTCTGGATTCCCTGGTCGTAGAACGTGTGCAGCTGGTCTAGCAGCCCGCGTCCGAGCTGGTCGGTCAGCAGCATGCTTCGCCCTGCGCAGCCGCATGCGCCGTCTCCGCAGGGGTCGTGCGGAGGGTGTGCGGGGTAGACGAAGATCTCGATGTCCCGCGCCGGGTCGTCAGGATCGACCAGCATCACTTCGATGCGCTGGCCGCTAGCGTGGGTCATCGCAGCTTCCAGCCAAGTTCCCCGAGCCAGTTGCCCAGCTCGAAGGTTCGCTGATGGGCGCACAGCCAGTCGCTGAAGCGGTAGAGAACATTTCTGATCACTTGCCTCATCCGGGCTTCCTTAGCGCGGTTCATACCAGATGTCACCCCAAATACGCTGGTGCTGCGCGATTTCCTCGTCCGATACGTGCCGGTCGCAGCCGGTGCACCACTGCTCGTCGTCGAGTTCGGTGGCGCAGACCGGGCACGACAGCACTTCGCTGATCATGGCGACGGCTCGTAGGTGTAGGGGCCGTAGACGGCTTGCTGGCTGCAGCTGATGGCGACGCTGTGCCCGGTTTCGCCTGCGTGGTCCATCGCCCTGCGGCAGAGGAAGTGGTAGTCGGTGAACCTGCCGGTGTCGATGATGTTGCAGCCGTTCTCGCAGGAGATGACAGCGGAGTCTGCGGTGCCCCTGAGGGACAGCCCGCCGATGTAGGGTTCGCCGTGCTCGCGGACGTGGTCGCGGATTTCCTCGAACTCGGGCGGGGGGAACGGGGAGCCTGTCATGCGTCTACCTCCCTGGTGCCGCCGCAGGTGGTGCACCGTCCGTCGCAGAACACGCGGACGGGAACGGTTTCGTTCTTGCCTGCCAGCCTGATGGTGTGCGTGCGCCCGGTGTCGTGCATGCCGGGCGCGGTCTGGTCGTGCTCGCAGCCGAAGCCGGGCGCGGACCAGCATCGCGGGCACGGTTTCTTACCTGCCACTTGTTTTCCTTTCCCTGCGCCGTTACCGGCGGAGGTACCGTTTCTGTTTCCTGAGCCTGGCGTTGGTTTCCTTCACCAGGAGCCGCCACACGGCGGGAGTGATGAGCACGGGGCCGTCGAGGGTGGCCCGCATGTAGTCTTCCTGGTAGTGAACCCACAGTCCGGGCTGGTCGCGTAGCTTCCCGGCGTCGTACACCCTGCCGGCCCGGACCCACAGTGCCTGCGCGGTGCCGTCAGGGTTGCTTTCCTCGACGGCGATGACGCAGCTCCCCTCGTCCCTGATCAGGCGGCTGGACGACGCGGTGCTCACCAAGGCTCCGGGTGGCCTGCTCGATTGTCGCGCTCAGGTCCCTGAGCGCGCCGGTCATCTGCAGTGCCGATCTCTCGAACAGGGTGCGTGCCTGCCGTGCCGTCCAGTGCCCGGCGCACTGGTGCCCGAACACCAGCGGGTCGTGGCAGCTGCAGAATCTGGCGGGCGATGCCGACGCGGAGGTCGGCTGCGTCCCCGGTTCCGGCGAGGATGGCCTGGATTTCGGGGGAGTGCTGGGCGTATTCGGTAGCTGCGTCATCGAGTACTTTCCCTACGAGGCCGCAGAACCCTGCGTCTGCTCGCATGATCGCCGCTGCCTCGGCTAGTTCCTGCGCGGGATGCACGGGGTGTCCCTTCCCTGCGGTGCGTGGTGTGAGCATAGGTCAGCTTCGCCGTGCATGTGGTCGCCTGTCTGCCAGCCTTGCCGCCCGGCTGCCCTGAGCGCGTCGAGGATGGTCGCCCCTGTGACGTTGGCGGGACAGCCCTCGGGGGCATCGCACCAGATGGTCGCGGTCGTGGTGGAGGTCATTCTTTCTTCTCCGGTTTCCGCAGGACCTCCGGCAGCTTCCGTGCGATCTCGATGACCTGGCCGTCCTGGGCCACGATAACGACCTTAGTGTCGAAGATGTGCACGGCGGTAGGCGTGGCTACCGTGCTTATCAGGGCGGCCATTACGGGAACACCCGGAAGAACGTGCACGCTAGTCCTGTGCCGCCGGATCAGATCTCGAATCCGTGCTCGACTGATTCCAGCCAGAACGTTTTCCTGATCCAGCCGTGGTGCTCGCCGAACGCGAAGAACGGCATGAGGGGTAGTTTCCTGGCGTAGGAGTGCTGGTGCTCGCGCAGGAATATGATCAGCGGCCAGCACAGGCCGTTGGAGTGGCAGGTCCGCCATTCCTCTGCCAGCCACCAGATCCCCCCGGCCCGGACCCGCCACCGGGGGGTGAAGCGGACTCCCTGCTCGCGCAGCCAGATCATGACCTCGGCGCCGGTTGCCTGACCTCCGGTCTGCCGGTCCGGGGTGAGCCAGATGTCGAAGCCTGTGTCGAATTTTCCCTTGCGCCGGGCCTTGTCGAATACCGAGACGCTCATTTTCCGCACCTTCGCGCTGACGCCGTGTTCCCCTCCGTGCAGGGGGGAGGGGAGGATCGTTCCGGGTGAGCAGGCACCGTAGACGCAGCCGTAGAACACTTCGGGGTAGGCCAGCGCAGGCCCGGGGGAGGCAGCGTCGGAGGAGCTGACAGCGAACGCGGGGGTGCCCCGCTGGTGGCGGATGCATATGGTCGTGGCCAGCCCGGGGAGCGTGAACACGTCATCGCGGATGATGTAGGCCCCCCAGGGACCGGAGATCGTGCGGCGGAAGAACGGCTTACAGGTCGTCCAGTGACCCTTGCCGTGCCCTGCCGCTGCGGCGGGCACCGCTGCCGAGAGGGCAGCTGCCGCCGTGATCACGGCGGCAGCGAGACGGAATTTCACTTTCGTTTTCCTTTCAGGCCGACGCGGACGCCGGATCTTTCGTTGCAGGGGTCGGCGTGCACGACTGTCTCGCGGCGGAAGTCCGCCGCCTCGGCGCACAGCCCGCAGCAGAACCACACCCCGGGTTCGGACTGCCGGTCGCAGTGCTCGCTGAGGCACGGCCCCTGATCGTACGGCTGGCGGGCTAGCCCCGCCCACATGGCGCGGCGGGGGTGAGGTGCGCCTTCGTCGCGGCCGGGCCAGTCGTGGGCGGCGGGGAGCTGGCACCAGCATCCGCCGCCGGACAGGGGACGCCGCATGGTTTCCACGGTCCTGTTCTCCGGCGCGGTGACGCGTTTCTTCGCTCGTGATGACCGGTTAGCGATCAGCATCCTACGGCTGGACGCGGGCGTTGCCCTGGGCAACGTCACCGGTTTTCCTCCCTCGCTTCGCTGCGCGCTGCCAGTTCCACCCGTGCCTCTACCACTGCCTGGAGCATGTCGGTGTAATCGGTGAGGGTGAGCTTGGCGGTGCCGTTCATGGACATCGCGACCTCGTCCTCGCAGACAACGATCAGCAGCTGCACCCCGCGTGCGCTCTTGCGGATCTCGACTCGCGGGTGGTCCCCGTGGCTTCCTATGATCTTGGCTTTCCACCGGGCGGCGTCCTCGGCGGACATGTTCGGGGTGTACACGCCGGGAGGGGCGCCGTCGGCGGCGATGGACCGCCATTCGTCCTCGGTCATGATCTTCCCTGGCTTGTCCCAGGACAGGATGCTCACAGGTCCTCCTCGCGGACGGCCCAGTCGGGGGGCAGTTTGGTGTCGCAGGTCTTGCAGAGCCAGGCGACTACGTCGTCGGTTCCGCTGGCCACGACGGCGGTGACGTTGCGGTGCACGCACCGTCCGGGGCGGGGCATGGTCAGTGACCGTCCGGCCTGGAACTGGCTGCTGTTGTCCCCGGCGAGCTGCACCTGGGTGGCTGCCCTGGCTTTCTCTATCTTCAGCTGGAGTCTCAGCCGTTCCATCCGGCGGCGGTGGCGGCGGCGGCCTGCCCTGGCGATCGAGCCGATGCCGGCGTCGAATGTTTCGAGCAGGAAGTCGATGATCCCGCCGCCGAAGATCAGGACCCAGATCCAGTTCGCTTCTATGAACGTCCAGATGTCGTCGCTGCTGACGGCGTGGGCTGCGCTGGTCATGTTCCTTTCCCTTTCTGCCTGCAGCAGTCGCAGCCGCCGCAGTGGCTGTAGCTGGGGAGCCCGCAGTCGGCGTTCGTGCAGCTCATGCATTTCTCGCTCATGGCTGTGCCTTCGCTGCCAGCTCACGTATCGCGGCGGCCACTTCCAGGAGGCTGAGCGCGACGGCTGCGGTGGCGACCGCCGTCATGGTGTCACCGGTCACCTTCTTCCCGTCCGCCGCGCCGATGACGGCGTTGGCTGTTGCCCTGGCGACCGTCCCGTCAGCAGTTCCCATTTCCTTTTCCACTTCCTTTGCGGTTCCTGCCGTGTGCTCTACACGAGAATGGCTATCGCGAGTACTGCCAGCGAGAAGATCACCAGCGCGGTCACGGGCAGGTAGTCCCAGAGAGGCGAGTGGCGGCCTGCACCGGAGGCGCTGCCGGGAAGGTCAGCCGTCAGTTCCGCGAGTTCCGTGCCTGTCTTAGCGGTGAGGGCGCGTGCCGAGCGGTCGCCGTATTCATCGTGGCTGATCTCGCCTGCGACGAACGCCTCCGTGAGCCTGGACAATGCTGCGTCTCTCGCGGTGTCGCCTACGCGCGTGCCGGCAGGGTTTCTCGCGGCTACTTTCTTTTCCGGCTGGCCGCAGGCGTAGCCGTTCCCGTGGCCGTTGGGGCAGGTGATGAGCTTGCCTTTCCTGGCGGCAAGGTACTCGATGCTGACGCCGAACGGCAGCCCGCATCCAGGACAGCACAGCCGGGTGAACAGCTTCTCAGGGGCTGCCCTGAATGCCGTGCTGGTTTCGTAATACCACGCGTGGCCGTTGGGGCATCTCACGTAATGGTAAGGGGGCTTAGTGCTGTTCTCTTGCGAGGCTAGCCTCTGCCTTCCCTCGCTCAGGCCGTGCACTACCCCGCATGTGGGGCAGCGCACGGCCATCAGGTCAGCATTCTCGTACATAATCGTCGCCGATGTCGTCTTGGCTTCCTGCGGCGCCGTTGAAGAATGCCAGGACCTCGGATTTGCGGTAGCGGCGGTGACCGCCTGGGGTGAGCACCGGGCGCAGTTTTTTCTTTGCTGCCCACCGGGTCACTGTCTTGGGGTTGACGTTGAACAGCGTCGCGACTTCTGCGGGCGTCAGCAGAACGTCACCTGGTTCGAGGATGTCCGCTGTGCGGGATTCGGCCGGCAATGGAGGCTCCCTTACTACTTTGCTGTAATTCCGGGCATCCTACGCTCCCTCGTCGTCGAGGGCTTCTTGCGCGAGCTGCAGCGCGGCCTTGATGTTGGCCAGCTGCGCCTGCTGCTTGCGGAGTGCCTGGAGTTCGGTGACGGCGGCGTTGCGTTCGGCGACGGCCTTGTCATAGTCGCTGACGAGCTGCCTGACCGCCTCGACGGCCGGGTTGCCGATCCCTGCAGGCTGCTGCGGCTCGGGCGGGAGCAGCGCGAACTCCGGGGGAGACTGGCCGATCAGGGCCATCTGGCCTGGTCCCGCAAAGTCGCTGAGAGGCGCGGGACCAGGAGTGGCAGGAGCCTGGACGGCGGGCTCTGGCTTCCGGGGGGTGAAGGCGTCGATGGCCGCCTCGATGTCAGGGTCCGCCATGTCACGGGTCGTGCCTGGGCTCATCCCGCCTGCTGCGGCTGTCCTCGCGGCCTTGTCCTCGCGTTTCGCCCACAGCTTCGTGGTCTGCTCCAGGTCGAGGAGGTTCCGCTGGACGGAATCCTTCGCCACGTTGTGGGCCTTCGACAGGTGCAAGGCCCTGCCGAGCGGCGAGTCGAACCCGTCACCGCAGACCGGGCAGATCTGCAGGGGGATCTCGTGGCGGGTGTGGACGGTGCCGGCCTCGGCGTGCGAGTACAGCGATCCCTGGACCGTCGTGGTGTAGGCGCACCCGGCGGCGTCGCGGTACCGGCAGATGTAGACCGTCGCTGCGCTCTCCGGAGGCGATGCCCCGGCGGCCGGGACCTCGGGCGCCGGCTGCGCGGGGGCGGCGGGCTCGGGCTGGTCGGGGATTTCCTCGCCCCTGGCCATCGCGAGCAGCACCCGGTACCTGCCCTCCGGCAGTGACACGCCGGAGAACTCGTCGCGGACCCACCAGATAGACGGGTCGGGACGGTGAGTTTCGACGTTCACCAGGTTCGCGGTGGACTTGGTGAGCCGCGAGTGCACGGTGCTGAAGTTGTTCTTGGCACGCTGGATGTCGTCGGGGTCTGAGGTGGCGGGGGTGTACGGGTGTTCCCGTGGCTGGCCTGGCGGGAACACGAACCGGCGTGCGTCGGAGATGTGTCCCTGCCACACCCAGCCGGGCACGCCGTCGAGGGTCATCGGCTTGCAGGGGAGCGGCTGGCCGTCTCCTGCCTTGCGGTTCCTGTCGGTGACGCTGTTGCGGATGCGTACCCAGATGAGCCAGGCGTCGTGCAGGGTGTCGTCGTCGCCGACGACTGGCCGGCCCGCGACCTGCATGGTCGCGATGTCGCCTAGTTTCGCCATGGTGTTTCCTTTCCCGGTGGTGAAGCTATAAGGGGATGCTATAGGCGCTAGCTGCCCCTGTCAAGCCATAACGGTCACAGGTGGACTTCCTCGGTTATCATGCGCCTGATGTCCTCGTCGACCTTCGACGCCTCCTCCAGCAGGTCCTGCGCCGGGCCGGACAGCCGCGACGCCCGCACCTTCCTGCTCCCCGACCAGTCCCGAAGCGTCCCCTCCACGTCCCCGGCCCCCGCGCACACCACGGCCTTAGGCCGGTTCCGCTCAGGCCGGCACATGTCACCGGGCGCCAGCTCAGTCGGGTCATCGCCGTCACCCGGCCACCGCTCCGCCACCGGCCAGCATTCCTCGCACGGCGCGAACCCCGGAGGCAGGTCCCCCGCCCGGCCAGGATCGCACCGCCTGCTCCGGTCGCACCCGCCCTCGCCCCGGTGATACACCAGGGACGCGCCGAGGGAAGTCAGGACGTAGGCGCCAGAAGGGTACTCATCCCCGGCGCCTTCCGGGGGGTGCTGGTCTTCGCCGGCCATCCGGTACAGAGCCAGCTCGGTCCACCTGAGCCGCCCGGCGGACCTGGTGGACTTCTCCGCGAGCAGCACCCCGGTGAAATCGACGGGCCTCAGCCCGTCCAGAACCATGTGCTTGCGCATCGCTTCCGCCTCCCTCTCTTCCGTTCCCGCCCCGCGCAGGAGGCACCCCGTGATCTTACCCTTCCCCCGGGCCCCGGCTGCCCTGGTGGTAAGCTGCCGGCATGGGATATGACGGGAAATACGGGAAGGTAACGACCGAGCACGGGGACATCCCCGACGACGAGCCGGTGATCGTGCTCCGGGCCAGGGACTGCCAGTCAGTAAAGACGCTCGCCTACTACGTGTTCCTGTGCATCAAGGGCGGCTCGCCGCGCAGGCACATCGCCCTGGTGCAGGATTCAGTCGACCGGTTCCGGTCCTGGCAGGACGCGAACCCGGGCAAGGTCCGGACGCCGGACAGCGAGCGGAGCCGTGCCTGGCTTCCTGAGTGACGCCTCCCCCCGCTCGTGTAGAATAGGGGAACATGGGAACGGAAAGGGATTACGCGAAAGAGCTACTGGAAGCGCGGGCTGACCTGAAAGGCACGCTCGCGCTCGGTCTCGCTGGCTACGCCGACGAGATCATGGCCAAGGTCGACGCGCTGATCACGCTGGAAACTGACTGGTCGCGGCGGGACCGCCGCCGCGACGAACTCACGGTCCGCAAGCACGAGGTGCTGGTCCGCGCGGCCAGGCGCAGCGCTGCGGAGATGAGGAACGAGGCCCGCGCCCTGCGGGGCGAGGACCCCGAGCCGCCGCCCCGGACGTGCAGCTCCTGCAAGCGCAACGTCCGCGACAACCCGGAGCTGACGTTCTACGCGAACAAGAAGCACCCGGAAAAGCTGCGGACCCAGTGCACTGACTGCGAGAAGAAGAACACCCGGGACAACACCGAGCGGCGCCGCAGGGAAGCCGAGGCAGCAGGCAAGCCGTGGCCCCCGCAGAAGGCAACGGCCACGGCCGGGAAGCTGCGCGCGGCCAAGCCGAAACGTCCCGCCAGTGACGGTCGGCACCTCAGGGTCGTCAGCTCCTCCTGACCGGAAGTATTCACCGGGATGGTTCGGTCGCTACATCCCGTCACGACAATCCCACTCACCGCAGCTCCGGGCGAATCGACTAGTCCTGGCCGGTCATTGCCACACCGACTTGTCCCGCCAGTCCACTCCGCCCCGTTCCGACGTGCCTATCCCGCCCAGCGCCGGCCCGACTCCGCCAGCCGTTGCTGTCCGCTCCGCCCCGACTTTGCCTGGCCAGTTCCCCTCGCGCCCGACTTTCCACGTCAGCGCGTCCCGCGCCCGACTGGCCAAGTCCCTGCTCTGCACTCCTCACCGACACCGCGAGACGGTACAGTTACCCCTGTAAGGGAGGTAATTGGACCAGGCTCCACGGTCACTCGACGAGATCAGGCTCGAACGCCTCCGTTACCTGCGGTCACTGAAGCAGCGCGCAGCGCAGGTCAAGAAAGGCGTCGCCGTCTACTACGACGACCCGGTCGCGTTCATCCATGACTGCGTCGACTTCCGCGACGGCCCCGGCCTGACCCCCTACCAGGAAGACATCATCGGGGGGCTGTCCCTCCACAAGCGGGAAGCGGTGCGAGGCCCCCACGGGCTCGGGAAGTCCTGCATCGCGGCGCTGACCGTGTGGTGGTTCGCGCTCACCAGGGACGCGACCGGAACGGACTGGAAGATCGTGACCACGGCAGGGGCGTGGCGGCAGCTCATCCACTACCTGTGGCCGGAGATCCGGAAATGGTCGCAGCGGCTGAACTGGGAGAAGATCCGGGACTACCCGCTGCAGCCCCGCGAGATGCTGTCCCTGCACGTCAACCTGCAGCACGGGCAGGCGTTCGCTGCCGCGTGCTCCAACCCGGCCCTGATCGAGGGCTGCCACGCCGACAGCCTCCTGTTCATCTACGACGAGTCGAAGTCGATCCCCGCGAACACGTTCGACGCGTGCGAGGGCGCGTTCTCCGGGACCGGGGAAGCCTACGCCCTGGCGCTGTCCACGCCAGGGGAGCCGCAGGGACGGTTCTACGACATCTGCTCCCGCCGCCCCGGCTACGAGGACTGGCGGCCCCGGCACGTCACCCTCGCTGAGGCGATCTCGTCGCTGAGGATCAGCGAGCAGTGGGCTGACCAGCGGAAGAAGCAGTGGGGCGAGATCTCGTCGCTGTACCAGAACCGCGTGCTGGGCGAGTTCTACGCGGGAGATGAGGATGCGATCATTCCGCTGGCGTGGGCCGAGGCGGCGGTGGAACGCTGGTACGAGCGGGAGGGCGCGGGGCTGCTGCACGCGGGGGAGCCGCACGTGGTCGGGGTGGACCCGGCGCGTATGGGGGAGGACAAGACCGCGATAGCGATCCGCAAGGGCGACGTGATCACCGAGCTGCGGACGTACGCGAAGGAAGACACGATGGCGGTGACCGGGCGGGTGAAGGGCATCCTCGACGCGGACCCGGAGGCGACCGCGATGGTGGACGTGATCGGGATCGGGGCGGGGGTGCTGGACCGGCTGCGGGAGATGGGGGCGCGGGCCGAGCCGTTCACGGCGTCCGCGCGGACCCGGAAGAGGGACAAGACCGGCGAGCTTTCCTTCTTGAATTGCAGGGTAGGGGCCTGGTACGGGCTGCGGGAGATGCTGGACCCGTCGGCTGGGTCCACGGTGTGCCTGCCTGATGACGAGGACCTGCTGTCGGACCTGTCGGCGCCGCACAGCAAGGAACCGCTGTCCGGCGGGGTGCTGCGGATGGAGACGAAGGACGAGATCCGGGCCAGGATCGGCCGGTCAACGGACCGGGGGGACGCCGTGGTGCAGGCGTTCTGGCGGCAGGCGGGGTCGTGGGCTGACGTGTACGGGGTGGCGGAGTGCGGGTTCTGCGGCCACAAGTACTACGGGGCGGGGCATCCGGCGTGCCCGAAGTGCCGGCAGGCCCCGGTTCTGGATGAGGGGGAACCGGAGCCGTACCCGGCGGGGGACATGCTCGCGCACGCGGAGGTGTCGTCACCGTTTCAGGGCGCGGCGTCGGCGTTGTTCCGGTAGCGGTCAGCAGGGCGATGGAGAGTCGCGGTGGAGGGCGCAGCAACGGCATGTCGGCGCGGGATCGGGCCGGCAAGTCAGGTCGGCGCGGGATCGGATAGGCAAGTCGGGCCTGGGCTGAGCTGGGGAGTCGGGAAGGGAGTGGGCCTGAGCTGGGGAGTCGGGAGCGTTTCGCGTAGGAGCGGTTGGTCGGTTCGCAGTGTGATGCCCGGAGCAGTCGCATGCGCAGGAGCGGCGCGGCACGTCGGGGCGCGGCATCGGGCAGGAATGGAGAGTCGGGCTTGCGACGAGTCGGCCTGGGAGGTCGGGCCGGGACTGCAATGGAACGGCAAGTCGGGTGGTCTGGCATGTGATGGCCTGGCCGGTCGGATACGGGACGGGCGCGGGCGGCGGCATGTCGGCAATGGGCGGTACCGCACCGGTTAGTCACGGGGCTATGCGTCGCAGCGGAGAGTCGGGGGTGGCGGGAACGGGAGGGTCATGTCGGAAGTGGGTCACGCGCCGGGCAGGCATGTCGGCTCGGTTGGCGGCGCAAGGAATGGCGCGGGCATGGGTGGTCGCGGCGAGCCGCAAAGGCGCGGGAAGTCGGCTATTGTCCGGAGCTGGCTGGCGGAGTCGGAGCACGCGTGGCAAGGGAGGGTCGTTTGTCTCCTGCCGTGATGACCGTACCGGCAGGCGTGTCAGTTAAATTGTATCAGGAAAGGCGCTCATGGCTGGTTCACCTGAATGGCCCGCGCTGGAAGCAGTGCTCAGGAAAACCCTCGGCCGCGTCCTCGACGACGACCAGGTCAGCAAGCTCGCTCCCGCCATCGCCCTGTCAGCGGCGATGATACGCAGCCACGAGGATCGCCTCCGTGGGTTCGCCGACATCCGCGAGCAGGCGCTCGCGGACCCGATGACCGGGCCGGAACGCGCGGACCCTGAAGACCTCGACGAGGAACAGCGGGCGTCCGTGCGGGAACGGTTCGCGAACGGCGAGGGATGCATGTGGTGCGGCGGCCTGCACCTGCGGGCGTGCCCCCGCGTCCGCAAGTTCGTGTTCCGGGGCAGGGACGACGTGGCAGAAGTCGAGTTCTTCGCGCACGGGGAATGGCCTACAGCCGATGTGCTTTTCCCTGAGGATTTCGGTCCTTCTGACGAGTGAGGGAAGTCGGGTGCGGGTGGGGCGGGCAGGGAGTCGCGTAGTCGTCGACGGAATGGCGTGGGCAGGGTAGTCACATGCTGTGGTACGCGCGGGTCTGACAGGTCGGCGGTCATGAAGCGCGTGGGCCTGACATGTCGGCGAGGGAGGCGGCGCGCACGGACCCGTCGGATCGGGTTGGTCGTGAATGGCAGAGTCGGGGCCGACCGGGATAGCGACGATTAGTCGAAGCGCCGTGCCCTGGTCGGACAAGTCGCCACGCAGCGGCCTGTACTGGAATGGAGAGTCGTTTGCTGCCTGCCGTGATGACCGTACCGGCAGGAGGTTTCTTTTTTAAGCGGCGGCGGAAGTGATCCGGTTATAGTACTGGCGTTTCACGCCCGACGGGAGCCTCCCCCGGTCCTTCACGTCCACGCCCGTGTGCCTGGCCCAGTCACGGATCGCAGCGGACTCCGCGCGGGAATCCCGCGACCGGGGAAGCTGCCGGGCCGGGTTCCGGGACCTGGCCGCGTCGATCCACGGCTGGAACACTTCCCGGAACGTGTCAGCGTTCGCGTGGGACAAATCGATCTCGTAATACTTCCCGCTGATGGAGAACTGGATGGTCTCCTGGGCCGGGGTTCCGTCAAGGTCGTCGGTCACGATGTGCGTGCGAGCCAATGCCTGTAGCCTTATAGTTTCTGTTTCACTGCCGCTTACCGTACCGATCATACCACCGTTCACGGGTCAGGTCGAGACCCCCGGGACACAGTTGAGGCCCAGGTCGTGCGATGACCTGGGCCTCAACTTCCAGCGTTCCGCTGCGCGAGCGCAGCCGCAGTCAGGGTTAGTCATCGGGGGTTGGCGAGGAAGTCCCGGGCGTACCCGACCGGGATGCCGAGTGCTTTGGCTGTTGCTACCTCGGCTGCGGCGCCGAGTGAGTCCTGCCATCCGGGGAGCAGGGCGATCGCTTCGGCGTTGGCGCAGATCCAGGCCAGGTCGGCGGCGATGAGTTCCCGCAGCGAGTACCCGGCTAGTTCTTCGTGGCTGGGGTCGCCGGTCATTCCTGTGGTGTTGATGCCGAGTGACTCGGCGTGCTCGGCGGGGTTGAACACTGCGTGGCCGGAGGCGCGGAGTTCGGCGGCGGCGGCGTGGAAGGCCGGGTGGTTGAATTCGGGGTAGCCGCGCATCGGGCCTGCCAGGTACAGTTTCATGTTTCCTTTGCTCGTTACCAGTCGTGGATGCACAGGGGGCAGCAGTGCACAAGTTCCGGGTCTGTCACGGCAGGTTCATTCCATGCCGGGTCTAGGTGCTTGTTGTGCTCGGCGACTAGTTCCTCAGCCGACCGGTAAACGTGCTTGCACTCGAAACACGAGATGTAGGCCGGCTGGTCGGGTTCGTCAACGTCATGCGACCAGCAGTGGAGTTTCGACCCGTAGCATTCTTCGATCGGGTGGGGTTCGGTGATCGGGCCTGCGGGTTTCACAGCGGTTAGTCCCAGAGTGAGGGGAGGTGGTCGGCGAGGAGCCGGAACGCGTCTGCTGCGTCGTTGATGATCTTTTCCTCTGCTGCCCGGTTTTCCTTGTAGGTGCGGTCTTCGCGGGTGCTTTCTTCCCAGAGGTGCTTGTAGGCGCGGAGGGGGACGCTGATGTTGAGGAGGATGTCGCGCCACTGGCCGGGGGTCATGCCGTCGCTGGGGTAGGAGTGGCTGGTGCGGTCGAGTTCGAGGACGGTGTCGCCGATGAGGCCGGCGGCCCACGCGAACTCGTCGCCGATGACCCGGGTGAGGTAGTGGTCGAGGGACCAGATGTCGCGGGGTGCCCAGCCTTTGCGGCCCCGGGTGATGAAGGTGCGGGTCTTGCGGTACCAGGTGAGGTGCAGGACGGACGACACCCACCGGTCGAGGGAGTAGGCCCGGCTGATCAGCCAGCCGCGTGCCTTGTGGTCGCGTGCCCACTGGTCGTGCATGGCGCGCTTGTCCTTGACTTCTTCCCACGTCCGGTAACCGGGGTGGGACCGCTCCGGGTCCGGCCTGCGGACCAGCCTGGCGGCCAGCCGCCCCAGTTTCAGAGGTCCCCAGGTGCGGCGGGCTTTCCGGCTGGTCCACGGCTTGCCGGGCGGGACGGCGTGGGGTTGTTTCATCCGGCGAGTACCCGGTCGGCCCAGGCGAGGACGCGGCTGAGTTCCGCGTCGATTCCCTGCCATTGGGCGGGGGTGTCGCTGCTGAGGCAGGTGAGCCAGTTGATGGTCGCGTCGTCGTCGTCCGGGGTTCCGATGTCCTGGCTGCTGGCGGCGTGGGAGTGGGCGCAACCTGCGGCAGCGCACCGGGTCTCGCGGGCGGCCAGGGCAGCTTCGGCTGCGTGCCGGCCGGCGCGGGTCCATCCGGCGAGCAGGACCATGACGGCGAGCATGGCGGTGCCGAAGCCGGTGAGCGCGGCTATCTCGATCATCTTGCCGAAGGTGTACGTTCCGTGACCCATTTTCGTGTTTTCCTTTCCCGGCGCGTGTTCTCAGTTGTTGTGGTGGGCGTGCCTGTCGTTCAGGCACAGGCTGCAGTAGTCGTCGCCGGTTACGGCGTTGTTCTGGCATTGGCCGCCGTCGATCTGGCAGACGCAGGTTTCCTCGGTCATGGTCACATGATCCCGGCGCGGACCGGGTCGGTGCCGCCGCGCCTGGTGGCCGTGGCGGGCGGCATGATGCGGGGGATGAGCACGGTGCGGGGGGTTCCGTCTGCGTGCCGTCCCCGCGCCCACGCGTGGTCCGGGAGCACGGACGGGCAGGGAGCTGTGGTGAGGGTGAGGGTGCACGGCTCGGGTGCCATGAGGTCGGCGCCGCCGGGAATGCTGAGGGTGTCGCGTGCCCGCATCAGCGTTACGTCCATTCCTGTTCCTTTCCCTGGTCGGATACTTGCGGATAGTACCACGCATCCGGGTACTACGTGGAGGAATGCGGGCGATGGCGCGGGTAGTCGGCGTGCGGCACGGAGCGGCGGGTGGGCCAGTCGGCAGCGGGCTTGGCATGACCGGGACAGTCGCGGGGCGTCGACGGCAGTAACGACCAAACCTGCCAGTATAAGGTTAGAGCCTACAGGATAAGGGAGGCGCCAATGGCCACGACAGCAGGTGAGACCTGGCTGCCGGTGGCGGGGTTCGAGGGAATCTATGAGGTCAGCGACCTCGGTCATGTCCGGGTTCTTGCACGGCTTGATGCGCGCGGGTGGCGGCGGAAGGCCGCAGACCTGAAGCCGTGGCCGCGATCAAGGGGTCATTACCTCTGCGTATCACTCTGCGCCGACGGGTGCATATCGAAGCGCTACGTTCATGAACTCGTGCTTGATGCGTTCAGCGGAGCCCGTCCCGGGCCGGGCATGCAGGGGCGTCACCTTGACGGTGATCACCTTAATAATAGGGCGTCGAACCTAGTGTGGGGGACTCCGGCGGAGAACGGCCAGGATAGGGTCAGGCATGGTACGTCGTTTCGTCCGCTGTCGGCTCAGTGCAGGCACGGTCACGCGTATACCCCGAAGAATACGTCAGTCAAGCCGAGCGGCGAGCGCAGGTGCCTGGCCTGCCATGCAAGAAACGAAGCAGCCCGGCGCCGGAGAAAGAAGGCGGTTGCATGCTAAACATACCCGGGAGGCTTTCGCTTGACAGTGAAGGCCGCATTACAGGTCCCATTAAAATCGAATACAATAATCCGTTCCCGACGAAGAAC